GTTACAAATGCTTATCGGTGCAGTTATAACCACCATACTGGAGTTTATAGTCGGATACATAGTAAATATAAAGCTTGGGTGGAACGTTTGGGATTATGCTGAATTGCCTTTTAATTTTAAAGGGCAAATATGTCCTCAATTTAGCTTCATTTGGTTTTGGCTTTCGGGTGTAGGAATTGTTCTTGATGATATAATACGATATAAATGGTTTAATGAAGATAAACCAAAATATAAAATTATTTAGGAGGATAAAAGGATGGACAATTTACTAGAGGAATTATTAGATATTGAATCTGATGAAAATGCTTTAGCTGAATTATCAAATGGAAAGGGTGATGATAAAGATGAATAGTTCTTTAATTTGCTACACAAAAATATCTCCTAACAAAAATGTTGGGAGAGTGCATAACACTTACAACCCTAAGGGTATAATTGATAAGATTACAATTCACCACATGGCTTGTAATGGTGCTATTGAAACTATTGGTAATGCTTTTGCTAACCCTACAAGACAAGGTTCTTCAAATTATGGAATAGGTACTGATGGCAGAATTGCATTATATGTTGATGAGAAAGACAGAGCATGGACTAGTTCTAATCCTGCTAATGATTATCACGCAATTACTATTGAGGTTGCTAATGATGGTGGTGCACCAGATTGGCATGTTTCGGACAAGGCTCTTAATACTCTAATTACATTATGTGTTGATATATGTAAGAGGAATGGAATTCAGAAGATTAATTTTACAGGAAATGCAAATGGAAATCTTACAATGCACAAGTATTTCATAGCGACTACTTGTCCTGGTCCTTACTTAGGTGGAAAATTCCCTTACATTGCTGAACAGGTTAATAAACAATTGATTGTTTCTCCTACAAATTCTGCAGATTATATAGTTAAAGCTAATGATAGTTTTTGGAAAATTGCTCAATCAGTATTAGGCGATGGTAATAGATATAAGGAAATATTACAGATTAATGGATTTTCTGAAAATCACGTTATTCACCCTGGTGATGTTATTAAGATTCCTGTAAAAGATACTACTACTGACTACTCTGCAATTATTGCTGAAAAGGATAAAATAATTGCAAGTAAAGATAAAGAGATTGATGCTTTAAAATTTCAGTTGTCTGCTATTACAAAAGATAGAGATAACTATTGTGCTCAATGTAATGAACTTAGAGCAAAGATAAATAAAGTTAAAACAGCTTTGGAATAGAAGGGAGGAATACTAATGACAATTATTTTAAAACTACTGGGCATATTGTTTTTACTAATGGTAGCAAACATTCTAACAGGTTTATATAACAAGGTAGGAAAAGAGAAAATTCCATTTAGCAAAAAGACCTTGATTAATGGAATTATTAAAGCTTTCATTATTGCTTTTGCAGTAGTTTCTCTTGCAATAGCTTCAACTTATATAAATCTTGGAGTAGTTGATGCCCTTGCTATTCTAACTGGTGGTATATTATTGTATGCTACAAAGATAGCAATGAATTTATATAAAATCTTTGGAATATCTCCTCCAAAAGCATTAATACAGCAAGAAACTGAAATAATCAATGCCGAGATATCTGAATAAATTACATAAATAAATAGACAATATAGGAGACATATTATGAAAGCTGAAATTGTATTAGATATAATTAAATTTGTTTTTGGAAGTCTTGGACTTGGTTCATTGATTACTGCCTTTGTAACTACCAAAATTAGAAAATCGGCAAGAGAAAAGGAATTAAAATGTGAAGAACAAACAAGATTAATTCTTAAACAGCAAGAAATCAATGAAATTAATGCCGCAACAAATAAGATACTATTGCGTCCAGTAGTAAAGGATATGTGTGAAGAAATAGTAATGCAAGGATATATGTGGGATTATCAATTCAGAGAATTGGAAGAAGCATATACCCTCTATGAGAAACAAAAAGGGAATGGACCAACTAAGAAGAAATATTTAGCTACTATAAATGAATATCCAATAGTTACTAGTGAAGAGGAGTTAAATATGTTGAGATTCAAACACAGATTGTAAAATGTCAAACATTCAATTGTCTTTATGTACGATGCAATGTTTACAATTCATTTAACAATTAAGAGAAACTAAAGACAGATTAAACAAAACATAAAGAAAGAGCCACCGAAGCTTAATAATATCGGTGGCTCTTATTTATATTGTTACATTATTGTTTATAAAAGTTGATCTTTAACTCTTATGTTGATTGGTGTACATTCTGTTGCATCTTTGTCATCACGTAATCTTAAAAATACTGCATTTCTGAATGATTTAATACTTTCTTGAATTGCTTCAATCTCCATAACAGTACCGATGTAAGAATCTGGGTTGTTAGCAATTGTTTGTCTAATTTCATCACTTAATCCACTACTAGCATTACCACATTTTGTGAGTTTTCCATCAATATAATGACCAAATTCAATTGATCCAAATAATGATTTGTTTTTGCCAGTACCATTATTAAATCCCATAATAACTACATCATACGTAATTTTCTTTTTACCCTTAATCCAATTATTTGCAGGTTTCTTTCCTGGAATATATAAGGCATTGCTACGTTTAATAATAATACCCTCACCACCATTACGTACAATCCTTGTAAATTCTTGTCGAGGATCTCCATATAATTCTTCCGTCAATTTGATAAATCCATGTTTATCAAACGGTTTAATATGATTATCATAGACATATTGTAATATGGCTCTTCTAATATAATGTGGTACATTAGTAAGATTATGCCCATATGCTTGTCTGATATCAATTAACATAAAATGTGGAAATTTAGATTCAGCCATATTTGATAATCTATTAATTGCTTCATCCTCATTGCAACCTAATATTCTTGTAACATCATCTGAAATCCCACCTGGGATATATAATTCGCCATGAAGATCACAACCAGTCATTTCATATGCCCTTAGTAGAATATCACGCATATATGGTAGGTGACCAGTCTTTTCAATAGGCTGTCCCTCATTACCTATTGCTTGTGATAGTCGCTTGGAGAAGAATCTACCCTCATAGTTGATATAACTATATCCATCATATTTTTCTTCTACAGAATAATCATATGTATTAATTGTATGACATTCTATACCATAAATATCATAGATTTTACGTTGGGCATCATAAAATTTACCTTGGTCTATGAAAGTATGTTGATTATTGATAATATCAATAATCTTCTTGAGATTTACTGGATTAGTATGCTCTGCACCTTGTGCCAATATTAAATTCATTTTATACCTCCAATATTCCAATAATAGTTAATCTTTGTGTGTAATGATCATATTCCATAATATTGATATTATTTGGGAATGTTCTATCTTTCATCAATAGTGTACATGCATGATCTACAATATTATTCCAATATGCGTGAGTTGGATCTTTATCCTTTTTATGACCACGTATTAATTGTAATCTGAATGGATTTGAGTATGATAATAATATCAATTCTTCCCATAAGCTACGATTTAATACTGGATCTCCCTTAGATGTTTTCCATCCATTTATTTTCCATTTGTCTAAATATGATGGATGATTATATCCATTAACAACATATCCACTATCGCTAATTATATTAACTGATTTTTGATTGTATAATTTAATGGCATTAATAACTGCCAACATTTCAGTACGATTATTGGTGTTATCAGATCCATTAATAAATTGTCCATATACTAGTGATTTATTGGTATAATGTGGATCATATTGAGTAAATGCCCATGCACCTATACCTTTACTATCACCATTATTATAACAGCCACCATCTGTATAAAATACATCAATTCCATTGTCTGATAACGTCTTTGCACATATCATAATATATATTATCTACCTTTCTGTTATGTTTTATTTGACTTGCAATCGTATATGCATAGTGATCCTCAATATGTAATACAGATATTAAGAATTCTCTCAATACATCACACATAACTGTTGGTGTATCCGTCCATCCATATGCACGATCATCAACATACATATGTGCATAAATTTTTCTGCTTTCATAATAATATGGTGCAAAGTCAATTGAACTGTTGATTGAGTTATATGGAATATCATTTTCATTTAAGAATGTGACCATATTATTTGTTGAATGATTATGATCCCTAGATGTCCATACAATAATTTTAACACCGATATCATGAAGAAAATCACATATCTCTTTAGCATATGGTCTAATTATACCAGTGTCTGGATAGACATTTTCAATATTGAATGTACCATCAAAATCTATTGCAATAATTGGTGCAATACTATTATCATTATAAAATTTACTCATTTTGATATCTCCGTTCTTATTATATCTACTGCAATTACCCTACCAACCATAGTTGATAATATAAAAGCAATTAGTGGTGTTTCCCATGGCAATTGTTGATCCATATTATTTCCTCCAATCATTACATGCGATAACTGTATTATTGGTTATAGATGCTAGCTTACGTCTACCGTTGTAACCATACTTACATTTTTTATTTCTGCAGTTTGTACATGATGGAATCAATTCTTCATTTTTCTTTACGTATTCAATCGGTCTACATCTCATAATTTATACCTCATTAATAAGAATTGATGCATATCGTGTTCCTTTATATGTGTCAACCTCATGTATTTTAGCTGTAAATAATCTGTCTTCATTATCTATCATATTGGATAATATTTGTGCATAATCCCTACCGATATACCCAATTTGTCCTAATGATGATAAAACAGCGATAGCGTTCTTATCATGTGGATTTTGTGGTTCACGTTTTAATGTAACTTCATTACCTTTAGATAGGTTGGCTAATATCCCTTGTCTGCTCATACCATTCTCATTGTTGAATGTTACACCAACTAATTTGATAACAACATTTGCAATTTTCATTTTAATCTCTCCAATCTTATTTGTTTATGGGTTGTAATTGTCTTGCATTTTGCTATTATAGTTGCATTTGATCTTACATTGTACTCGTATACTAAATACTTCTGGATTATAATCCACTTTACGTATTGTATTACGATATTTACACACATCTTTGATAGAGCATGATGCACATGGCATATTTCTATCAAATTCATCCTGCAATCGATCTGCCCTAGCATCATCTAATATAGAAGATGAATCTTTATGTATCATATTAACACCTCCTTACTATAAATTTACACCATTGATTGATGTTCATTATTTGTATAACATCAGTCAATGGTGTAATAAAATACTATATTATATTATATCCCTGTATATTCATCAGATATCTTATTAAGGATTTTATTAAATTCATCTTCTTCATCAAATGTTAAATAGCTATGATTAATTTTGTTAAACCATTCACTTAACATATTTTTAATAGATGGTTGTTCCTCACAAGATGTATGATATATACTGCCATAGCATGTACTTGATTTTAATATAGACATTCTTGATTGTGATACAATAATTGGTTTGATTTTTGATGACTTAATCTTATCTGCATCATATTGTGATGAAACTGGAATTGCATGATCTCCATACTGTTCAACAAAATTATCCCATATCTGTTCAGTTATACCTTCTGATGACAATGAATTCATATATGATATATATTTACCATCATCAGTATCCAATGCCTTGTCAATAATACCATGATTGCCTGTACATAATACCATTGATGATGTTCTGTATAATATATCGAATGAATCAACCATAGTTCTGTCACGATTAATCTTAATATATTTAGGCTTTATGTCATATCCATATACTAACCCATCCAGGTGTTTTATGAATAGACCATTAACAAAGATATCTCCAACATATCCATCATATGTTATAATATCACCATATTCGGTACTTACAAAATTATTACCGACCGTATCTCTGTTAATCATAACAGAATTTATGATATAATCATAATCTTTTGCAGAGATATCAGATATAACAATGGATAAATTATTATTTGGTATATGATTCCATATGTATTGATTGTCAATGAAGAATGTTAATATATTTTCATTATTGTATTTGCGTGACTTTACCATACGTGGTTTCCAAATTTCTTTAGCACCATAATTGTAGAATGTAATATTCTTACCCTCACGTAATAGCACCATTGTTGCTATTTTATATCCCTCACCAAATTGACCAATCTGATTTTCATCATTCGCTTTGGATGTTGATCCAAACAGTAGTGTATTGGTTGTTAATGATGAATTCTTATTTGATATCGTCAACTCACATTTATCTTCATCATATTGCATATTCATAGTATTATTTGCATCAACAAATTCCTGGTCTAATGCATTCTGCACTAATTCTCTAATAGCATTGAATATTGTCCAATTTGGGACATAACTACTAGATATTGTTAGTTCGCACTTTTTCATTTTGATTCTCCTTTATTTATAATCCTTGAATTCTTTACCATCACAATTATACACCCAGTTCATTACTGTATCTGCATCATATAATATTGTATTATAAAATGAATCATCGGTCTTAAATCTAACATCTGTTGTGCCATCACTATAATGTATAATATCACTAACACCTGTTATTTTTACATTATTGAATTCACCACTAAATGCAACCACACACCATTGACCAATTAATGTATAAGCCTTATCTAATAAAGTTTTATCATCTTCTGGTACATTTATTTTATTAGATTTCTTGGTAAATATTTTATTTAGGAGATTTTTCATCTTGAATTCCCTCACTTTCATTATCTTGATCTTCCTTTATTGCCCTTAATATTGCATCATAATTTAAATATCGACTAGGATCAGTGCCTGCACATGGTGGATAAATTGGTTCTCCACCTGCACACCCTATACCATGTGGACAATCTGATTTGTACCTACAATAGTCACATAAATCATCATTATCATGTATAAATTGTATAATTAATTCAAGATTTCTCTCGTCTTCCTCTGATAAGAATTCTTCTTCATTTGATTGTAATGGACATGCATATGATTTATCTATACTAGGCATTGTACACCCAAAATCTTCATCATAACAATCACATTGCGAACATAGTCTTTCGCACATTATTTATTACCCCCTCTGCATGGACAATCATCATCATCACAATCTCTACATTTGATATATCCATTTCTTATTTTTAGATCTACTATTGGATATTTAATCCTAAATTTGATTAGATAGAATATTGCAACTATAAATGATTCTGTTGATTTTCCATCGGTATCAAACATACAATATCCATTCAGACGTGCCGATATTTGATATTTATTTCCCATTATTAATCACCCTTTCAATTTTAATATATGAAGAAACCGTTATTCTATAAAATTACATCTATAATATAACCTATATAATAACGGTTAGTAATTTATTTTAATGGAATCGGTTTATATGATAATTGTCCAATAGATTCTGCAAATTCAATAATATGATCATTCAATGCTATCGTTTGTGTGCATTCAATTGTAATATCATTGTATCCATCTAATATGTGTATAAACATTTTTGTCATTCCTGGATGCTCATTACATATTGATTTTAATTGAATAATTTGGGCAGGTGTAATAGATTTATCTATCCTCAAATGACATTCTGGACAATCTCTCACTCCAGTATTTGTAATACCTCTAACATATATACATTGTATTGTTACAACATCACGATAAGTGTCACGTTTACCTTTTAATACTATTGGATTACCTGTTTTTATATATGGTAAACATGATTCATAAATACCTGGGAACATAGTAGCTTCATACATTTTATATGCAGTACCAATAGACAAGAATCCCATTGCCTTGCCTTTGTTCCTACCCTCTTTTTTTATTACTGTTTCATGACAACTTTCAACAAATCCAACGATATAAAATTCATTAGGAAGATCTTCCAATTCAGTATCTTCTATTGAACCATACCTGCGTATTTCGTCAGTATATTTATCTATTGGATGTGCAGAAATATAATATGTTAATATCTCTTTTTCCCACAATGCATATTGAATAGGATCATCTTCTCCATGTATTATTGAATATTTATATCCACCATTAATCCATTTTTGTTTAACCTCTGCCACAGTTGGCTTAGGTTTGTCCTTTCCCTTTTTAGCAGATAATTTCTTAATAATATCACATATACCAGGTATTGTTTCTACCAATGATGCTCTATTATTAAAACTATACTCACCATCAACATTGATACAAATATTATCAAATGCACCACATTTTGCTAGATTTGTAATACCAGTAATATTACAATCGGTTGATGGTATTCTGATACGAAAATCATGTAATGATTTATAATCACCATTTTTTGATCTATCATCAATAATTGTACCAACTGCCCTGCCACCAATATTCTTAATTGATGATAACCCAAAGCTTATTGTATTAATGTCTGTCATAGTAAATTCTAAATCTGACTTGTTAATATCTGGTGGAGATAGCTGTATATCATGTGCCAACATATCTCTGATTAATATTGTTTGTCTTTTTGGATTACCATTTTCTGAATTTAATATCGCTGTATAGAATGCTGTAGGATAATGTTTTTTGAAGTATGCATTACGATAACATATATGTCCGTATTCTACTGTATGAGCCTTATTAAATCCATATCTAGCGAATTTTTCTATTTCTTCTTTTGCTCTATCAACTATTTGGGATTTATTTACTATTATTTTTTCAGAAAATTGATGTTTCATAGCAGATTCTACGAACCAATCCATCTGTTCTTTCATTAACACAGGATTCTTCTTACCCATTGCCTTACGTAAAATATCGGCTCTACCAAGTGAGCATCCTGTCATTTGTCTAACTCTCGCCATAACCTGCTCTTGATATACTAGTACACCATATGTTTCTTCTAGGTATCCTTTTTCTTCGTCAAATAGATAGATTATAGGCTCTTTGCCAGACTTACGATCTATTAGATGCTGTACCATTGTTTTGCCATCAATAATCGCATCTAATGGTCCAGGGCGATATAATGCTAATCCTGCAGATATCCACATAAAATCTTTAACCTCTAATCCACGTATCTTCTCTACCTGTGATAATAGATTATTATTACGATCAGCATATCTTTCTGTTTCATATCCACCAATATCAAGGTCTTGCATCATTTTAGTAAATCCAGTTGATTCTATCTGGAATATACCAATTGTATCGCCACTATTAATAAGATCAATTGTATCCTTATCATCATATCGTATATCTCTGATTGAGAACTGTGGATCATACCATTGCTTCACCAATCTCTCAGCTTCATGATTAACATCAACTGTACGTAATCCAAGTGCATCCATCTTAAGATATCCGATTTCTTCAAGCGATATCATATCATATTGACTTGCTAATACACCAGTACCACTTTTTCTAAATAGTGGTATATTATCTTCCAAAGTTACTGGTGCAACTACTACTCCTGCAGCATGCGTAGACTCATTTTTACATAATCCCTCTAATCTACTCATGACGTATATCAATCTGTCAACATTCCATGATGATTTGATAATTAATGTGCCAGATTGTATTGTTTTTGACATTATACCTAATATAGTTTCCCTATTATGTTTATTAATTTTATCATCATCGCATTCAAATTTATTATTATTAATAATACGTTGTATATTTGAAGCATCGACGGTAAATATTTGATTAGGAAATTCAATAGCATTTAATGCATCTATAAATTTTTTATCGTCTAACATTTTAGATAATGTAATTGATGGATCATCTGGAATTGTTGCTTTCACAGTATTAATAACAGAATTTGGTATACATGCAGTAACCATTACATCATGTATTACCGTTTTTAATGATAATGTACCATATGTAATGATTTGTGATACGTATTCTTCGCCATATGTGTCTGCAATATAAGCTAATCCTATATGTCTATATTTTTGACTGATATCAAAATCTATATCGGGATATGCAATACGTTCAGGATTTAAGAATCTTTCAAAATAAAGACCAAATAATAACGGATCACATTCATGGATACCAATACAATAACATACATATGATCCGCCCACAGATCCTCTGCCTGGACCTAATGGTATAATACCATCTGGTGGTGGTGTAATTCCTTTTCTCTCACAGAATTCAAATACCCTTGATGGTGTTTTGCAGAAATCATGTATATCCCATATAACTAGGATATAATCATCAAATTTGTTTGGAACGATTACATCCATTTCAATATTAATGCGATCAATAACTTCTTGTGGTATATTATCACCATACAATTTATATAAGCCATCATGTATTAATCTCCATAGATATTGTTCCGACATACTCTTTTCCATTGTATACCTCCTAATAGATTTATTGAATTTCCTAACATAAATATAGACCACATTAAGTGATCTATAAAATAATTATTATTGATTTATTTTATTATTTGTGGAGTATCGGATCTGCCTGTAATAGGTCTATTTGGTATACTTTTAAAAAGACCACACTTACATATCCCATGTTCTCTCATAATTGTACATGGACATTTAAATTGTTCACCAGTACCCCCACATGGACATTGTCCAGATTTACGATTAAGTGCATCTAATACACCATTAACTTTTTTCATATCGTCATTAATGACAAAATTATGTTGCTTAGACACTTGTGCTAACCAACTATGACTCCATTTATTTGTTGTGAATGTTTCATTTATTAGATTATCAGATGCATCATTAACAGTTATATTATAACCACCGACTTCTTTTTTCTTATTTAATAAATCCTTAATAATACTCATAGTAACCTCCTAATTTATAAATTTAATATATAATGGTATTACTTTATATATTTGACCTGTCGTATCTTCGATAATTGCAACCGTTATTTGCATTACACTATCGATAACATTAAATTCTTCGTATGAAGAACCCATTGGTGAAAATAGCCATCCTTTCTACCCATTCAAGTGATGTATCATCAAAGACTTTGAATGTACAAGATCTTAATTTTAATTTATCCATCTTGTTCCTCCTTTAATGCGATTAATTCTTGTATTAAATCGCTTGCCTGTGATTTTGTTAACCCATCTAAATATGTTTCACATTCCATATCTAAATCCTTATATAGACCTAGAATATATTGCTTTTGATTTTCTGTTATCATTTTAATTCCTCCTTAAACCATTGTGGAATTTTGAATTGTGGTGGTCTAATATCACCAAATTCAATAATTCCATTATCAACTTTATTAACAATTAATTGTGTATTATTGAGATATTCAATTGGGAATCTTTCAATTAATTCATTCTCATTCATCAACCAATATCCATCGCCAGGAAACCCATTGAATGTCGGATCATCATATACCTTACCATATTGTATACATAATAATGCTTTGTGTGCATCAATATCATCTTTTCTTACAAAGTGCGAATCGGTACATGCAATAATTGGTACACCATGTTTATTTGCCCATTCTACTTTGTATTTGTTGCACACATCCTCATCATCAATATGATGATTATGATACTCTATATAGAAATCATCTCTTAATAGATTTAAATACCACATAAATTCTTCATATGCCTTATCGATATTACCTGTCATTATATGTGAACAAATTGTACCACCAATACAAGCATCAGACCACATTATTTCATCATGATATTTTTCTATTAATTCTTTATCTATACGTGGCACATAATAGAAACCCTCATTGAATGATATTTTTTGCAATCTACACATATTAGCATAACCAATCTTATTTTTTGCCCATGCATTGATATGCATATAACTATCGCTACGTTTTGTATATGATTTATCATGTCTAGAATCTGTTGCTATATAGAATTCACATCCTGGAATATGTTTTAATCCAAATGTGCGACATACTGAAGCCAAACTTGCATGTCCATACATATTACCATGGTCTGTAATAGTTACTGCACCTGTACCACGTTTTTCAACTATTTCAATTAATTCGGTTTTAATATGCTTTGGATCATCATCATCAGCAATTTTAATCATACCGTCTTGAAGGCTAAATTCTGAGTGAATATGAAGATCAGTATATGTAATCTTTGGCATTATTTCAACACCCCTTATTTACATCTATGCCAGTTAGTCTAACAATTTGATTGCATAATCTCTCAGATTGTGCAGACATATCTGTTATTAAATTTAGACTTTTTCTAGCGATTTCTCTTATTTCATGTGTAGTACCATTCTCGCACAAATCCCTCAGACCATCCCATACTTCTTTGATTTCCATATTATTCATTATCTGTATCCTCACATTCTCATTATTATTGTTATTTAGTGATTTATTCACCTTACAATTCTCCCAATCTTTGTCTATTGGACAACAAAATTCATAGCTATAAAGTGGACACATACACATCATTCATTATGACATCACTCCTGTTCATTAAATGTAATATCTGTACAATTAATTAATGTCCAGATATCTTGATTGTTTTCTAAAAGTTTATATAATCTGCCTTTAACTCTTTTTAAAATCTGTGTAACCCTAGTACGTGATATATCTAATTGTTTAGCAATTTCATCATGTGTTTTGCCTTTATATACTATGCTGATAAATATAAGACTATCACGATCATTAAAATTATTGGTATCAGACACTATTGTTAATATTTGATTTGCCAATTCATTTCTACTATATTGTGTATAATTATCTTCATACTCGTCTTCAATAGTAATACCATGATCTGATTTATATTTATATGTAACATTTTCTAACATATCATCATCATTATCATTATCTGTTTGTTTATTAGGATCTGGAAATATGTTATTCTTGTAATATTTTATTTTGCATTCATAGATATATCTAATACGTTGTGTCATATGATCTTTAATAAATTTATTATATGCTGCCGAACCATTTATTGTATATGTCTCCATAGTATATTTCATAAACCAATATTGTGCATCAGATAGTAATTCGTCAAATCTTATTAATGTATGTGTATCATCAGCAAAATGCCTGCTCCATCTACTACATATATTTAATAACATTGGATGAAACAAATCAAGGAGAGCAGTCATACTCTCCTTGCTTGTACTACTATATGACTTTATATCGGCAACTAAAGCATTGATCATGTCTATTTTTGGATTTTCACCTGCTTGTAGTCTACCCATATTATATCACCTATCTTCCAGTTGATCCGAAACCACTATCTCCACGTTCTGTTTCTGATAATTTATCAACCTCTATAACTTCGATGTCTGCAATCTCACGTTTATGCAGAATTAATTGTACATATCTGTCGCCATGATAAATTGTTACTGGATTTGTCCCAAGGTTCAATATGACAGCAAATAATTCTCCACGATATCCTTGGTCAATAACTCCTTTAGGTACTACCAACATTTTCTTTGATGTACTACTTCTTGCTTCAATTGATGCCCAACGATCTGATGGTAACCCTAATCTAATCCCTGTTGGAATTACACCCCTTTCGCCTGGCATAATTGTAATTGTTTCATGAATTAATTCCTTGATAAATTGTGAATCCATACTACAGGGTTTTTCATCCTTGCGACCACATTCATCATAATAATCCTTAAGTAATTGCTCATGATTTTCTTTTAATGGCAAACACGCAAATAAATCCATACCAACATCACCATCTTTTGCGATTGCTATTAATGGGAATTCCTTAGCCATCTCACTACGTAATACCTGTAACTGCTTCATTTTGTTTATTCCTCCTAGATGTTTATTTGTTCATTTTTTGTATAGTGACGGTTTGGTGCATCGTAAACTTGTCTTACTGGATGCCAGTTATGCTCATCGCTAAAGTATCCAATAACTCTCGCCCTAGTATGTACAATTGGTTCTCCACATATTGGACATACTTTCGTATCTTGTCCAATAATCGTAGCCTTATGATATTTACATCTACCAAATCGATAACACACAGCCATATGTGGTACACCACTTTTAGCAGTAAATTTCATTAATTCATACATTTTGCCGACAGTATCTATAGGTGCTTCAACATTTGCATGTACTATACCACCACCAGATATCATATTCATGAATCTACCAGATATATCAATTCTTGTTAATATATCTGCTTTATTTATTAATGGTATATATTGATTTGAGTACAAATAGCATTCATCAAATAATCTAACAACATCACTAGATAATGTTGATTTATCTATTATGATCTTGTCCTTATTCAATAATGATACACAAGCTTGCTCACCTGGAATTTCCTCTGCATTAAACACAAAGCCATATTCGTTTCTATATTGTTTAACTTTAGACTTGATATATTGCATGATATCCATACCAAGATCAGTACCATCGTCTTCAAGTATATCATAGCCTAAAAATGATATTGCTTCATATATACCGACAACACCAAATGTACTAAACATTGTATTCAAATCAAACCATCCAAGACTTCCAAAGAATTTGAGGTATTGTGGATTTTTGTTAATCCTGCCTTGTAGGATATCAACACGATGGATATATAATAATTTTGCACAAATATCAAAATAATCATCAAGAATTTCAATAAATTTCGTAATATCCTTATTTGCTAATAATGCCGCTCTACCATAATTTGGTGTTGCGACTCTATGAGAACCGATATTAACACCACCATTACCAAATGAATCTGGTGTCATTTCCATGTCATCAAGATCATTTTCATATCTACAGCACATAGCAATCTTATTCTTTTTACCAAAATGTAGATTAAAATTACCCTTCTCCAAATTAAATCTTGCAACATTCATGGCATCATTTTCATTTACAAAATTTCGATTTTCATCAATAGTTAAATTTTGGGTTACAACTGGGAATTTATATGGGAATCCACTAATAGGATCACCATGACTAAACCATTCGCAGAATATATTTTGTAATTTCATTATATAATCTAAATCTGGTGTTGTATGGTCTGGATATACAATATGACCAAACAATGAATGTAATCCTGTAGAGTCATACATTGACAAATTTGTAAATGGTGGTTCTCCCTCAGAACGATTCGATTCATTAAATAAACAAACAATTCCCTGCATATCCTGTACCACAGTATGTTTACCGATTTCTGTGTCAATATCAATATGTTCCAGTTTACAATAATATGCATACCATAGGAAGAAATCACTCGGTGCAGTAGCACCTGCAAATTGTTTGCTCAAATCTGATATTAACTTATCAACTTGTGATAAGAATGATTTTCTGTTTTTAGGTGGTGTATTTGGCGATGATCCATAAGGTCTACCCTCAAATACCAGTTTATCTAAACTAAACGCATAACAGTATGGCATCTGGATCTTCACACCATGTGCATCATGGAAATATAAATCACCACTCCATATAGCAGTTATTGCTTGGTTTGCCCACTCTAGACCAAATCTCCTATTAGCATAATACCATAATAAATGATATCCAAGTAATTTCATTTGACCATTTGTTGTATATGTACGATAGCTTGTTGGAGATATATCTTCATTTGCATTTGAATTAGAATCTGTTGCAATATCTGATAACTTATTATCGAAGAAATTGTGACTTAGAATACCAATATCTAAATCTGATGGTGCAATGCCCTCGATTTTTAATAATTCCAACCCTTTATCAGATTGGATAAAACTATCATACAGGTCTTCAAATTCCTTAATTAAATTCATACCTATTTTCATAGATGTCAACTCCCATAATCAATTTATTGTAAATTTATCCCATCCAGTAGTATATTTCCATAATTGTTGATTGGATGATGATGGGAAACCACCAGTTAATTTTGTATTGTCAAATTTACCACATTTAACAATATCTACTAAATTTAATATTGGGATTGGTATATCAGCAAATTCATAACCAGTATATAACCATATTTTATATCCATGTCCTAATATCTCCCTTAATTTTGTTAGGAATAATATAATATTTGGTTGTTGTAATGGTTCACCACCAAGTAATACAATAGATTTAACATTTTGTGCATATTCTATTACTTGACTTAATAATCTATTTACTGAAATTTGTTGGTCCTCATTTCTATTCTGTAGTCTATAATTGTGACATCCAGGACAATTAAATGTGCAACCACTAAACCATATTGTAATAGATGGTGTTTCATCAGTTGGATTATTAATAAAATCATATCGATCTACTGATTCTACCCACATTGTATAATCCAACATTATAATATGACCTCCGATATTATGCGAATCAATTCATTTGATGCATCTTCAATTGACGCATCGCCAGATATTACAATTGGATTTATTTGTTTAAGCATTGGCATAGTATTTTCTTCATACCATTCTATACGTCTTATTAATATAGATTTATCATCGTCTTGTCTGCATCTAGATTTTGCTCTAGCTAGAATATTGTCTAGACGTGCCTGTATGTCAATATATACATAATTAATATCAAATTGCTTTTCTATCCACAATCTTTGATCATCAAATCGTGGGAAACCATCTAATATAAATATTTTATTGTGTTTAATGGTTTCTTTTAATATTTCATACATTCTCGATCTCATTTTGTCTTCCGTTGCCATCATACCATTCTTTAATGCTGTATTTACATCTGCATTTATTTCTTCCTCAGCCATTTGTCTTGCAATATCACCAGATGATATATATGGTATTTTGAGTAACAATGCTACACTTTTGCCTATTGCCGATTTACCACTACATGGATAACCAGTCATTACGATACATGTTTTCATAATTATCCCTCCTATCTTTATAAAGTCTATTTATTATATAGCACCATGATATAACCGTATAAAATTGACACAAACCAATATTTTATACTTCTGACATTCTATACACTGGCTTATCTGCATATATATCGATTAATATCTCCCTCTCACCCATACGATTCTTAGACAAGTTTAAAGTGATATTACCATGGTCAATTCCACGTTGTGATATCTCTTCCTCTGATTTATCTTTCAATGTAACATATACATCGGCATCTTGTGCAATTTCATAACTCCCTGCACCTTGTGATGCTTCGGCTGTTTTGGTAGATAATGCTTCCTTATTTAATTGTGATAAAGCTATAACAGCTACATCCATATCCTGTGAAAATTGTTTCCATGCTTTTGATATCATACCTAATTCTCTATGTCTAGCATCAGTACGTTTATCACTAATATATTGTAATTGTATGTAATCGACATATATTATCTTAACTTTATCCTTAATAACATATTTTCTAGCTATTGCTAATGCTTCATTCAAATCGTGACCACGTTCTGATAAGAATAATGTTGATCCATCTAATTTAATTGCAGACATATCAATTTCATGCTTTTGTTCCTGTGTGATGTTACCAGTCATTAAACCAGTACATGGTACATTACTTAATATGGATAAATTTCTGAATGTCATTCTATCTTTATCCATTTCTAATGTAAACCATAATACACCAATACCCAAATCAACAGCTTGATGTAATGCCCAGTTTTCACACATTAGAGTTTTACCTACTGATTGATTAGCGGCAACTATTGTAAGTGTTTTGGTTTGTACACCCAACATTGCTAGAGTAGTTTTTCTAAAGTTGCTACCTAAACTATATCCAATTATTTCACCAGGGTTTTTCATGCGTTCTTGTATTATATTCATTGCATCGCTTACTTGTGTGTGTGCATCAAATACTTTATTATTGGTTGATTTATGTGTAATATTGAATATATCTACAGTATGTTTTTCTAACATCACCGATACATCTAATGACATATCCGATATATTTGATTTTGTTTTATTTAGTAATTCGATAGAGCGTCTTCTTATCAATTTGTCTTCCATATCCTTTAAGCAGAATGTAACATTACCACTATCATCATACAATGATTGTAGCCAAGTGCGTGTTATAATATTATCAATATTTAGATTCTTTGCTATTGTATATAATGACTCTATATCTGTGAATTCGGCTTTCTTTAAGATATTAAACAAATATTTATGTTTTATTAGATACCAATCATCTTCCTTAAATCTTGTACATAATTCAGTAACAAAATCTTTATCCCTAATAGCCTGTCCTAATACAGTTGCTTCACCATTAATAGTAACAAGAATACCAGATTTATCTGCTATAGATGCATTATAGAAATCTTGCACTTGTATTGGATCTATACATAATTTTTCAGCAATATCCGTAATCATTATACTCTTTGATATTTTATCATGTACAGCATCCATATATATCTTGATTGATTGCATGAAGTTCATTTTATCTGTAGGTGTTTTAGCTTCATTCCATTTTAAATCAATAAGATATTGTATAGCATATTTCGCATTATCAATAATATTAATAAGTTTGTCTTTACCATTCTTATTAATATATTCTTCTGGATCTAATTCTTCGTCAATTGTAGCTATTTTCAATACAATATTGGTATTCATTTCTAGATATTTTTCTGCTATCTTGAATGATTTAGTTCTTCCTGGTAAATCTCCATCAAGCAACAATATGATTTCATTTATATGATACTTACTAAATAGTTCATATGTATTTTCATTAAATACAGTACCTAATAGACCACATGCACATATGCCCTGTTGTGTACAGGCAATAGTATCTGGTGCACCCTCTACACATATCATTTTACCATTGTGTTTTGATACCATTCTACGAGCGATGTCTAATCCAAATATTTTATAATCTTCAAATAATGGATGTGTATCATCAGCACATATATATTTTTGTCCTGGTAATGGATTGAATGGTCTAGATTGGAAGTATCTCATATGCCCATCTATATTATTAATTGGAAAGACGATGGCATCATTAAATTGGTTTTTGCGATGTAATTGTAATGTTTTACAATTAGCAATATTATCAAATATCGTTTTGCCATCATTTAATGGTGGTGCATATCCTATCTGATATCTATCTATTGATTCATCAGTAATACCACGTTGTAATAGATAATTCCTAGCATTATCATCCATCAGTAGTGTGTTGTGTGCTAAATCTCTTGCACCATCATTCTCTAGATATAAATTAAGTCTTGCCTGTTCTTCTATTGACATATCCTTATAATATGGATTCAAGTCAAATCCTTGTATTTCTGCACACATGACAATAGATTCATAATGGTCAACATTAAATCTTTGTGATATGTATTCAAATCTATCGCCACTAGCACCACACCCAAAACAATACCATAATTCTTTTGGCGGACATATAGTAAATGATGGTGTACTATCACGTGTACCATCACTATCTATCTTATGTGACAATAGATCACATCTTTTCTTATACAACTCATCATTAACTCTTTCGATACCATCACATTTTGTGCCAGTATCGATGGTGAATTTATGATCAACCAATGCTATTAATTCATTTAATGGCATATTCCTTTTTAATTCTTGTCTTACCAATTCTATGTCGTTAAATATTGGCATATTATCTTACCTCCATAGATATTGATATTTTATTATTTTTAAGCAAAGATTTATGGGTATCTTCATCCCATAATTGACAATGTATCTCATTATTTACTACAAGTCCATTACCAATCATTTTGCCGTTTAATTTTATTGGTATTATATTTTTAGTATTAGATAATATTTTATCTATATTAACAGTCTTTATATCCATTACTTACCTCCAAATTTTTCATTGAATTTACGTTCAATTAAAGAATTCTCTCTCATTACATTATAATTATATTGCATGGTAGCTAAATCCATTATTGTATGTACATGTTTTTCTTGTTCAAGAATTGTATTGGATTTATTGGCTTTGTCATTAATTTTTTGTATTTCTGCCATTTTGACTTGCTTGTATGCATCAACTTTTTCTAATATTGCTTTAATATATGGAACAGATCTAACCTCACATTTTATTGCTGTATTACAAGCATCTGATATATCGATCGTATTGTATGTTGCACATATATCAAATATACTATATATGTCATCTATAGAATAATCCACAATCAAATATTTAATTATAATCCCAAATGATTCCTGATATATTATATGTGGTAATTCCTTTATATCTTTTCTATGTGCCTGTATATTATTGCTCAACATATTATTTAATATTGGATACCAATAATCTATTGTATAATGCTTATATTCCTTTTTCTTAATTGATAATATCTGTTTTTTTAATATATTACAAATAATTGGTGTATAATATTTATAGACTAATTGATCACATATAAAAAGATGTGCAGGTACAATTATACCCTGCACACCATCTTTATTAGATATTTCATTCAATAAATCGAATACCTTACGTGTTTCCCTGCTCATTTGCATTTGGTTCGTCACTCTCCCATTTTGTAATTTCGATACCAAGATGTTCTTCTATTTTATTGAGTGCTGATTTCATTTGATTAAATTGTTGTTTTGCATCATCGTTAGTCGCTTTAATCATTCTGAGCAGAATCCCATAAACCTTAGTACACGCAACATTTACATCATACATTTTTGCAGACTTATTATCATAATCCCATGAAGCTTGTGATTCCTGCTTAACAATTTGAAATCTTTGATATAGTGGGATATTTTTTCTTAATAATTGTATCCTCATATTAGGGATATGATCCTTAATCAATATAAATACTTCACGTTCATTATGATTCTTCATCATTGATTCTAATGTTTGTACCAATTCTTCGTCATCCATCCCATCGAGTAATGCACGAAATGATTCTATTGTATTTTCCATTAATTAATACCTCCAATAAATGTTTCTTTAATATAATTGCCATTACTAATATTCTTTGTCACAGAATTCTGTGTAATATTATTAATGAAAGCTATTGTAATTGCACCAATATCATTAATATCGATATTATTAAATACATAATCGTATTTATAATTATTGACATCATCATCTGCGACATTCCCATGATTAATGTGTGATACTTCATCACGATGAATTAATACTGTATGACATTTGATAAATGATAGCCTACTAAATTCTGCTACAACAGCTTCGATTTCAGATATCTCACGAATATCAACAAATATTATATTATTGTTGTGACCACTAACCCTTATTCTTTCTATTACTGTGTCAGATATATATACCATAGGACCATTACATGATGCAATCCATATTTGTTTTAATTTATACATAATATCTCGCCAATAATCATTTTTAGTCCTACTATCCCAACCAAGTTTTATACATATCTCCTTGATTGGATCTATCGATGAAAATGCATATGATAAATAATCAATATCAAAGGTATGTAACATACAATGTTTGACGAATGTGTCTTTGCCAGACAATGGTTTTCCATTCATGATAATTAAATGATTCATAGCTTCCTCCTGTATTTTCTAGGTCTATTTTCTCTCCAACATGTGTAACTACAATATATGTATGTCATCCCATTTCGCTTGTGTTTATATATTGTAGCAGGTCTATATATAAACCTTTTACCACAATGTGGACATACCCTTATATCATTATCTAATACAGCCATTATGCAACATACACTCTTCATATAATGGTAACATCAAAGCTTTCATTTGTGGGTGTGGAGATCCAGTTGTACCAATTGCTCGTAGATCAAATATATGATTCCATTCATTTTCCGTAGCAGTAACAACAATTTCTGTTTTAATTGCATTATTTAATACTGCCCTACGTTCTTGTGGTACAGCACCTAATACTTTCATTTTATTATACATTTCTTCGTCCATTTGGCATTGTACTTCAAGATTTAACATTAATTGAGATCCATCTTTCCAATATGACGGTTTAATATATGTACACCCATCTGCTGAATAATCACAATATCTTGTAGATTCTTGTGCAAATGATGCATCACGATGTCTTACTAACTCATGTGATATACCACGATCAGTAATAAATTTGACAGACATCCAATTATGATGCAATTTCTCATAATCTGACATATCAGTAACTTCAATCTCATTATATTTTTCATTATCTGCATTATATACATTAATCCATTTATTACCAAACATCTCATGACAATTATGTTTTTCACAAATTTGATAAATAATGTCTGAAATTTGGTAAAGTGTTTCATAGTCATCACCGAAACGATTGATAGTTAAATATAATTCATATATACCTCTTGCTGAGAATGAGATAATGAATCTAGACCTTGAATTATCGAATGTCATAGTAATATAATGTGGATTATACCATATTATGTTTTTATATAATTCACGTGGGATTTGGATAATAAATCTGTAGTGTTCCAACATTGCATAATGTCCATTATTGAATAGCATATTTACAAATTTAGATGCAGAACCTTCTGTAATTTTATCTTCACTTTTATAACACACTCTCCCAATTTGTTCAATGTGTTGTAATACCCCTTTAGGTTTAAGAATCTCATAACCCTGTTCTATAATTTTCATTACAATTCCTCCTTAAATTTAGCCATTATCGGTTTCATTCTTTATATGGTTTATTCATATCGTATTATAAAATTCGGCTCTGTTGACCATATATTGATTTTCTTTTTAATATGGTGTGCAATATATGGTACATTATCATCATATGTTATAAATGTACATTGTGATTTACCTGGAAATGGTCGCATAATTCTACCTAATCTTTGTAATGCTGTTACCGATGATTTACCTGCACCTGCTTCAATTAATACCTCTAATCTGGGAACATCTAAACCTACATCTGCAATGGTTGATGCTATTACTATCGGACAATTACCATTTCTCATATCAGTAATTATTTTAGTACGTTTTTTCATACCAGATTTACCAGATATAAATATAGCAGGTATATCCATATTATTCAACATATTTTGTATAATTTCACCATGTTTTAATTGTGTTACTAATATTAGTGTATTTTTATGTTGATTATAATAATCTATAGCGTCTTGTACAATCATCATATTTCTAAACATATTTTCAACAATAGCTGTACGATATACTGTACCATATTCAGTACCATCCCATAGACAGTTTGTATTATTTTTGATAATAATAGTTGGTTGAACTAGATATCCTTTATCAATCAATTCACTTGCAGATATATCACATATTCTATCGCCAAATGATGCCGTAATCATTAAATCAGATCCATCATCTCTCCATGGTGATGCAGAATACCCAAATGCATAATTTGATTTATCAAACATAAATCGAATAGCATATGCTGTCCTACTACATATCCTCTGTACTTCATCAAACATTAATATGTCAACAGTATTAATATATTTCTTAAATACAGTTTTATCATATTTATTAATATTCAATATTTCCTTATCCTGCTTTTCTTCATCATATTTATATGACGAATATGTGATATCACCTAATATTGCTAAAGATTGTATGGTGGCAACAGTAATATTTTGATAATCAATCTTGCCATCACCTATCTGACCAATAGTTTCTTCACAAAATATCTTGCTGAATGAATTCTTAGTTTGATACAATAAATCACGTGTAGGTACAATAAATATAGCCCTACCACGTAACCCACCAATAGTCCTGGCTGCTATAGTAGTTTTGCCTGCACCAGTAGCCGCTTTAATAATCCCATTACCATGTAATATTGATGCTATTACGGCTTGTGTCTGATAATCTCTCATTTCAAATGTATTATTCATATGATATGATATATTATTACTTGCATTTTTCCTATTGCTGATGATCTCGGTATTTATACCCGCATTATTAAATGTTTTACATATTAATGATAATAAACCTATTGGAAATGTCTGATATTGTATATTAAATAATTTTCTTCTTCCATCCCAATCAATAGATTTAGATTTATATTGTGCTTTCTTAAATTCTGATCCCTCAACAGTAAATGAACATATTTCCTGTAGTACCGATAGTTGTGTTGTATTAAGTTTATTTATTATCTTACATTGTGTATTGCTTACCTCAATTTTAACTACCATTGTGAACCACCACTCAATTTTGAAGTATCTTTAAATTCACCATAACCAATACCATTTGGTACATCTATTTCAAAATATTGCCCATCTTTGTGTTTACATATAATCCAATATGCATCAGATTCAGGATGCACATAACAATCCACTACTATACAATCAATATTATTGTATGGATTAATATCATTAATACATATTCTATTACCATTGTCCAATTGTATGAAATCTGTAAATTCTACACAACCATCATTGTAGTATTGTTTACAGCTATATGATTCTAATAATATCATATATACCTCCATTAATTCATTATATGATAGCGACACCCTTTAAGTTGAGATTTATTAATTAAATCTTTAAATCTCTCAATACTCATAATATACCAGTATTCGCCATCAAAATCTAATTGTATAATCTTATTATTAATCTTTGATATTACATCCAATGATATAATTAGATTGACTGATTTCTTTGATGCCTTTGGTAATGTTATTCTATCATGTATCAATGCATTCATCATATAAAATGTTGATTCATCTAATATAATATATTTTGATGGTCTACCATTAGCAACAAATGCCAGAAATGGTATATGTCCAATATCTTCAGCACGTTTTATATTCTTATCAAGCCATGAATGTAATATTGTTACACGATTATTAACATCGGCTGTGATATTTTTACATTCACCTAACCATAGGCTATCACGAATATCACCATATCCAAATCTAGCATTTGATCCCGAATATGGCACTAAGTCCATATCCAGGATACTTGCTACACGTTTTTCAAATGCACTACCACGTTTACGGTTATTTCTGTTTATCTTTTTCTGCTTATCCCTATCCATTGTTAGATAATTCCTTTTTCTTTTCGTTCTCATTAAATTTTTTCTTAATAATCGCACATGATTTGCATCGTTTTGGAATCTCTAGATTGCGTGATGTATAAAAATTATATTCCTTATTTGTAAGGCGAAATTCCTTACCACAATCCTTACAAGTAAAGATAGTTGGATGTATCCCCTTTAATTTCTCCCTACATTTTCGGCATCTTGTAGGCATATCAAATTGTTTCTCCTTGATGTATTCTTGCTCTTTGTCATAAATTGGAAAATCTTGTCCACAACTTTTACATTTATTATAAATTACCATACCTATCATACTCCTTTAATATAACTTAGGCTACCAAACCCAAATTAATAGAGTGGTAGCCTAAGTTTGTTGTAAAATTTGATTTAATTTTGTCCGTAATACAATTACTTAGTCTTTGTTACACTCTGTTAGCATTGCATCAAGTTCGGCATCGGTGAAATCGCTGATATTGGTTTTCCCATTACCAACTGATTTCATAACTTCCATAATAAGATTAAATCCACCATTAACATACTTTGGTTTTGTTGCCAAAAGTTGATTAATGTTATTAATCTTATTTGTTCTGTCTGCAGTTGGTGCAGTTGCAGTTGGTGCAGTTGATACAGTTGCAGTTGATGCAGCAGTAGATGTTTGTCCATCAAGTGGGACACCTGGAATATTAGCACCGCCCAAATTAACAAGTATTACTTGAGCACATGCCTTTTCCATTGTAATACGATCAGATTTTGTCGCCAAATAATTGATCATACCCTTTGGAGATTTGTCTAAATCCCAAATCTGTTGAAAAGTTTTGTCCTTATATTTGCCATTTGGCATTACATGAGCAAGTGCATCTTGTAATGATGGATACATTAGTGTTGGTTGTGTAATACAAGTATCCCAATTTCCACCACAAGATTCAATAATCTGTTTCATATCATCCACACTATGTGGTGCATAGTCAGATTTTAAATCATAAAGGCTTGTACCCTCTGATAGTGTAAATGGTGATGGTCCAAGATTTGTGGCACTATATGTAGTATCATTTCTTCCCTCACCAGTTTTTAGGATCGCCCAATCAACACTCAGAATATCGACACCCAGTTTGCGTGTTGTTGCAATTGGTTTGAAGACATTTTCACCTGCATTCAATTTCTGAACGGAATTTGTTTCATAATCCCATACATTTATCGCATGTCTTATTCTTCTCTTCAATACCTGTCCATCACATAATGGACAATGTGCATTTGGATTATCTGATGTTTTTGGACATCTGATTGTTCTGAATGTTTTTGTAGGTTGCCCATTTTCTAAACCATCAATTTCCAATGTGTGTTCAAGATATGAATATGGTTCATTATCCAATATTCTTACCCTACGAGCCTTACCATTTTCCAATTTGATCTCATTACTATTACCACCTGCACTTGGAACGATTTTCGCATCACCTGTTACGTTATCCCATCCCATTAATGATCACTCCTCTGTTCTTAAAGTAAACACTTCTGTGTTTCAATTATTATATATCACATCGTTGACTAATTATAAAATATCTGTGTTTATAGAATTCTTTCATATTCACCCTTATTATCACATGGATCAAATATACTCATTGAATATTTAACCCATACTCCTCTCATATTATTACCAAGTATATTACCACGATGGTCATATGCATTATATATTCTAATAGCAATAATACTCGGCAATTTTAGATCTTTTATCTTTTCAGCTTTTGCTCTAGCAGCAAATACCTCATCATTACCACAGAATCTATATCCCTGTGCCATAAGATCAATAATTGTAGTATTATTATATACTCCATGATAATTCTTATTAATTTTATTCTTAGATATGAATTGTTCCGTCAGTTCAATTTTCCCACCATTCTTTTCTGATTTCACTTCATATGACCATTTGCCAGATCTGTCTACTATAGCTTTGATAATCTTAATCCTATCAGCCAAGCCATCAATCTTACTAGATAAATCAATAACATCATCAATACCGTATTTTGGTAAGTCTACAATTTTCATTTGTTTTTACCTCCAATTTTAATATCTCTCAGATCAATAATCTGATCATTTCTCTCACCAGTACCAATCAATGTAACTGGTACTCCAGTAACATCCTCAACCTTATTAATAAAATCAATTACCTTTTGTGATAATTGATCATAAGACGTACAACCATATGCATTGAAATCAATGTATTGTACGAAATTTAATGCAATCTGCGTTGGTCTGTTTAGCATAGTTACATACTCGAGTCTACTCCAATTCATTTCAAATACCCTACGTTGTTTCTTTGTAACAGTAGTCATTTCACCGAAGTCCATTTCAGCAGGTGCACCACATCTTTCTTTAACGATATCCCATGATATTTCATCAGCACCATCATAATCACCACTTGATATATTAATACCAATATTTGTCTCATTACTGATACGGATTGGATATGGTCGCATTATCATAATGATTTCATCAACAAGCTTTGGCGATATACCACAATCAGCTATCAGCTGTCCTGCATGACATTGCCGACTTGTTGTGTGTGGATACCCCAATCCATAATTGATATCAAGATCACATCCTTGTGATCCCTCAATTAGAACATTATAATTACAATCAATATATTGATTGATTATTGGCATTGTGTCTTCAATATCAATTGTATCATAAATGTACGAAATATCTTCTTGTGAGTATTTCTCACCTTTAGTGTTCAGCATATTTGACCAATCAGTATTTTTAAACCATTCGCCAAATAATATTGCAGTCCTCATAACCTTATCTGCACATGCCGCACCACAACCCTTAAATGTTGATCCAGATCTTATAGTTTGTCTTTCAATTTCTGAATGTTTAGGGAGGATTACATTTGCTCTTGGATGAATTACAATTCTTCTATCATCAAGCAAATCACAGAATTTAAGTATTTCATCAAATAGGATATTTGGTGTAATAGCTGAACCTGGACCTATTAATAAGAAAATGTTTGGATCTGCTAGTGATGTTGGCAGATGCTGTGTCATGATTTTATTACCATCATTAGTCACCATTGTATGACCTGCATTTGACATAAAATTGTTCATAGCAATATCAATATTGTCATGTGTGGCTAAATATCCTATAAATTTACCCTTGCCACACGAACCTGCTTGAGAATCTAAAACTACTGTTACCTTACCTCTGCTTTGATTATCTCTCATAATCTCACTCCTTTATTTTATTAACATTTATTCTGTGTTTCAATGATTATATATTATATTGTGGATTGATTATAAAATCATTGTATTATATGTATCTAATACGTTATTTGTATAATAATAATCATATCCATTATTATTCTTATATTTATTATAACCTTGTCTGCCTTTATTATATGATCCTAAGATACATTTTATTAAGTTGATACCACTTTCACTATTTGACCAATATTCATATTCTTCATCATATCTAATACTAATATATTTTATAGCATCATATGGATTATATGGATCAAATTTATAGTTTAATCTATCCTGTTCATATTCTAAATATTTGCTATTCATTTGAACTAATCCCATATCACACGAACCATCACTTCTGATAGGTGATGTTATATTTATATTATAATGACTCTCGTGATATATCATTGCCATTATGATATAATATTTTTGATCATTACCATCACATAATGAATATAAATAATCTTGATATATTATATCAAAATCTACATCAACATAATGATTATGTATTTCCTCGATTTCTTCTGAAATCGCTAACTGTGTTATAATAGGTATTGATGATACAACATATTCATCAATACAATCGATATTACTGCTATTAGTAATATCCTCTTGTTTATATAATTCAATATGTATTCCAATCGATATACCTACTAATAATATTAATATTAATATAATTGATAAAATATATTCTTTAAATTTATATTTCATATTATGTCCTCCTAAAAATAATGGTGACTTTCGCCACCATTTATAATGTCTATTTCGCCTTTTTCTTAACAATATATGGTGAAGCATAACTTGTATGCTGACAACCTGCTAATTGCAATGCTAATTCTGGTATGTTTGCGATTTCCTTATCAAGTTTAGTCTTCTGTATCGACAAACATTTGTCCAAGATATCTAACTTATTATTTACTAATAATACATTTTTTGTATCATAGTAGTCATAAGTTGACTTACCACTTGAATATAATGATAATTCTTTGCCATCAATGATAAGTTTTTCGCCATTTATCATACATTGTTCAAGTTTAGTCTTAATAATATTTGCGGCATCTTCCTTACGTGATTTTGCTATTTTTTCATACGTAGTTAGCAGTTCACGTTCCTTTTCTAATTTTTCGAGATCCGTAGTATCTGTGAGTATAACATCAATATAATTTTGTGGGTTTTCTATAAAATCTTTATATTTCTTACAAGTAAATCTGCAATCACGATATCCACAATAGTTATTCAATTTTTCTTCCCACTTATTATCATGCTTAATCTGATATGCAATATTTTCAACATATTTTTCAGCATTTAATAAATCTTCTTCAGAACGTTGTGGACATTGTTGCCAACCAAATCTGAACATTTCATATCCAGTAACCCATGTTTTTATATCTGGTAAGATATGTCTTCGTAATATTATCTCATAAATACATAATTGCAAACTATCTTCAAGTTCGCCTGGAGTAAATGGCATTCTGTTTGTTTTGTAATCTTTTAATACACCAACTGTAGGATCTTCTTTCATAATTCCAATATAGTCAAACATTAGTCCAAATGTTACACCACCTAACTCTCCTCGCCACTCCACTTCGACACCGTATGTATTATCTTTACGTTGGTCTATTGGGTTATTAGTGAAATAATCTCTTATCAAGGTCTTGCCCTCTTTGTATGCATTAAAATCTGATAAGTTGTGATTTTTCCATACATCATCATATATTGTAATTGGATCAACTATTACACCATTGTCTGTATAATATCTTGATGCCAATTCAACAACTTCATGTAATATACTACCAAACACAGTAAAGAAATTACTACCATCATTTGTGATACCATCATCTGATATATATTGTTTATAGAAACATGCAGGACATTGCTCATAAGCATGGATCTTAGATACCGATAGATAATCCAATTTATTTTCCCTTGACTTAAATTGAACAGGTATCCTATCGATTATCTCACCAGTATCCTTTAACACTAAATCACATTCCATTTCAGACCTATTTCTATAAATCTGTAATAGAATATTGTTTCTTTCTAATCCCATTATTATTCCTCCTAAATATGATTTATGATGCCTAACATCACCTTGTAATAAGTATATAGTATTAGGCATCATCCATAATAAATTATTTAATTTCAATCATTTGTATTATAATCAAGATTTTCTAATAATTGTAATAATTTAGTAGATAGTTTATTTGCTAATGTATCACTAATCGTAATATATCTACTTCCCTCAATAGTATCATCACTTTCACCTTGTCGTGTTGCTGTTTTGAACATATCTGCTAAATGTTTCGCCATGCCAATTAATTCAGTATTTTTATCTATAGTGAATCCAACAGGTATTGGTTTTTCTTTTGAGAATCTATACAATGGTATATCCATGGGTGGTATTGATATATTGTGTTGTATCAATATATCCAATAAATATCTAATTGTTGTATGCAATCTTGTATGATCAGTTGCAGACAATAACTGATTTATTGCATCTCCACTATAATCATATAATTCGCCTTGTTTATATGTTTTGACTATATGGTTGCATTGCTCTGATATACTCCATAATGCATAACAATTTTCACATTGATAATGAATTATTAATCCATAGATACTATAATCCAAGATATTTAATATCTTCATATGTGGTTGCCCACATGCAGGACATTGAACATCCCTTAATCTAGGGTTATTGATTATTGATGGTATTACATAATATTCAGTAATTGGTGGCATACCATGCAATTTACTAATGTCAATCTTTAGATTTTTTGGTGTATTGGATTTTTTGATAGTATCCGTACCTTTACATTCATTACATAATACCTTACTTGCTGATGCAAATTTAGTTACCTCAACTATTTTGCCACATTGTATACATGGTAACATTTTTGTATTGCTAGTATTTGGTTGTGTATTAGGAGTAGTATCTTTCTTTTTACATTCTTCTAATATTTCACTCACAATCTGTGGATTTGATGATACTTTCTTCTGTTTACATTCATCGCATTTAATAGTTTTAGCCGATGCAAACTTTGTAGCCATTATTATTTTACCACATGCCGTACATTTAAACTCTTTTTGATTATCAGCCAATATTATCACCACCATCTATTATAATAAAGACACCATTTTTAATAATTGCATTATTCTGTCTTGCAAAAGCTTCAATTCGGTTACGTAGTTTCTCTATATTTCTAACTACGTTTTGCTCTGAACAATTACCCCACAACTTTGCAATTTCTTTTATATAATTCTTTATTTCGGGATTTTGGCGATTTATTCCAGATTTTAATAATTCATATAACCTACAAACATTTGTTCCCTGGGTTAATGTATTTTCAAATTCTTTCATAAATAATGTTGATAATACCTGATCCTCAATATCTAATTCTTCAATGATGTTTTCTAGCAATATATCATTGTGATCGTCAAGTTCATGTGTATCAATATGTATACTACCACACTTTTTACATATGTAACCATTACCATTAGCATTTTTATTTAATCTTGATTTATTACCACAATCCCTACAAATTTGAATTGTATTCTGTATAATATTTTTGCGTAAATAAGACCTAACTCGATATACCCCTTGATTAATTAAATATTCAATAGGATCTCCAATATCAATTCTTGCCTTATGTATATTGAGTGCGACTCCTATTAGAAATTCCTGTTTAAGATCATCTGTTTCTGCTTGCCTGTTCCTGTAAAGATACCTACCGATACGTTTATTCATAAATTTGTCCTTGATTAATCTAATTAAAGTATCTTCTGCTACTGTATTACCAGATTGAGCAAGTTTAAGAAGATTAATACCATCTTGCGATATATATTCCATTTTACATTCCCCATTCTACGTCTTTAATTTTACTTCCATATCTTCTAATTATATCCTATATTATCCTCTTCCTTTCGTTCATTTGATCCTTTTTAATTATAACACATCAGATCACAGCCTGTCAAGTTAATATTTATTTATAAGATACCATTATATCCCCTTAAATAATTTATTAATGTTAGTATAATTGAATTGCATTTCCTCACCATTATATAACATTATTTTAGGTTTACACAATTGACCAGATCTAATATTACTTTTGATTATTACAATCAGATTTTTATTTGTTGTGATATTGGTAATCTTAGTACCGACAAGACATTCTGCATTTTTAATAAATGAGTTTTTATATCTGTCTGTAGTAATATTATTTTCATCCACATTACAATATATTTCAATATTATATTTATTTAACATATCACTAATTGACTGTTTAATATTACTAATACTTGTTGATATAAATACAGATTTGTCATATTGTATAGTTTGTGTGTCCTGTTTCGGTTCATAATAGAAGCCATCTACACCACCATTATTTAAAAGATTAATCATATAATCTTTACAATAATTTTGATATATTACTTTATTTGGCAGACCACTTTGATCATATGTTGGTATGTGTAATACGTCTGTATCTGTTTCTCCTAATTTCTCATTATTCCTATATAATGATATCTTAGCACAATCATCATCATCACCAATTAATACTGTGACCTTATCTACCCTTTGTAATTCATTATCTTGACTTATATTTTCCATATTTCCTCCTATAATAAATCTGTAAGTAAAAATAAACCCTTACAATCTGATTTAAAACAGATATATGATACAGTATCATTATCATATGCTACACATAAAACAATAAAATCATAATGTGATGGACTAGATACTATGTGCGAGCGTAATATTCCATCCCATCTCACGTATATAACTCCTATAATTTCACTTATATGATTTGTAGGTAAAACATCAATTTCTATTATTTCACCATAGTTTGGTAATGAATATTTCATTATAATCCTCCTATACAAATAAAAAGTGGTGATAATCTATATTGACTATCACCACTTTATTCCTATTCATTAATTTATGGTATAGTCTAGTCTTCCCACCATCGTCTGCCTTTTTTACGATCTTCGTATTTAGCAAGTTGAGTTGATATTATGAGTGCAATTATAATAATCACCCAAAATATATCTTTAATGGTTTCCAATATTGAATTACTCCTTATTTGTTTTCAGCATTGGTATCGACAGTTTCAGTAGTTTCTTTAACAACAGGTTTTGGTAATAGTTCTTTCTCAATTAGCATATTCTTGATACTTGTCATAGTCATAGCTGTTTCACCCAATTGTCTTGGTTTCTTAAGCTGACCAGATACTAAATCAATTGTAGCAACGACTTCGGTTGTTTTACCATTTACAGCAATAGCAACATTACATGTAGCCGTTCCGTATTTGATATTTCCATTTGAATAGGATTCTGTGATTGCAATTTCCGCATCAGATACTCCATATGAAATTGCAGAACCTACAGGAAGTAGATCATTTGATACCATTTTGTCGATAGCAGATGTTTGAACATTTTCCAATACTGGTTCAAGTGCCATAACAAGAATATCCTTAGCAAATTTACCAAAAGTTTCTGCATCATATTTGCCAGGGAATTTGAAAGCATCAGCACGTCTGTCAACTGGATCATATGTGATACCGAATAATGTTGAATTTGTAGCAACAAATGTTTTAAATGCTTCAAGTTTCTTTGTGGCTGAAATTGGTGCTTCATCAGTACCAACTGGAAATGTAAATCCTGCAGCGATTACTGCATCATCAGTAGATTTAATTGTTACAAGTTTATCATGTGTCTTGTAAAAAATTGCTACTGCAATTCCATCTCCCTCCCAATATGATGTAATTTTGTTTGCTCTTGTTAATTCTGTTGTGTTTGACATAGTCATATCCTCCTATATAATTATTAATTTGGTGTTAATCCACCATCTTACCCATCCAAATTTCAGATGGGCAATGTTGCTAGATTAACGTAGAATGTAAAAATTATGGAAGTAGCAAGTAGCAAGTGTTTCATGTCTTGCATTAACCGTATTGTATCAACATAACCATAGAAAAAATTTTTGTAAATTATATATTTTTGTCTTATAAGATTAACGTTATTAAATATTATACAGATTGATAGTTTATAACAAACCCTTGACGATACGATAACATTTTTGACAAATTTTTCGAAAAGAAAAAACATATACAGTAAGAAAAAAAAAAAAATTAATATAACTCTTCTTGCTGTTTTTCTGACAATAATAATTGATTTAATAGTAGTATTGATGCTGTGTCCAATATATCATATTTTTTCAGACAATCAGATAATGGATTATTAATATTAGTACCATTATTTAACATATCTACCGCAGATAATTTTATTTGATATTTGATATTTTGATTATTAACATCTGTGACAGTAATAATATATGGACTAGAATTTAAATTAATGTTTATCCTACCAATACTAATATAAATCCCAATATCATTATTGTATATATCCTGTAATTTGCACGTCAGATTTTTCTTGATTAATGTTACGTATTTATCCAATAATTCATAACGTCTTTGTAACATTACAATTTGTTTTCTCTGCATATTTGGAATTGAATTGAACAATTCTATAGACTTCTTTGTATATGTCATTATATTGTTCCTTTTGCCTTATCCATAATTATATTAATCAAATTATGATATGCACCAATATCTTGTTCGTTGGATGCAGTAGATTTCATATATTTATCCATCAAATGCTTACATAATTTTTTAATTTCCATATCTGCATCGTTTTTATTTGGTAATAATCTGTATGCATCCAATACAGCATGTGCAAAACATTTTCTACTATTTTTGATTTCCTCTGCTTGAATATGATTACTAAGTATTATTGCCTGTTCCGTATTGACATCATTTGCCAATTTACTACATACTTGTACAACTGTTAATTTTGTGTCGCCCTCATAAATTTTTCCCATAATATTATCCTCCTTGCATTTTTGGTTGCCACCATATTTAGTGTTTAATCCACCATCTTACCCACCTAATATTTCAGATGGGCAATGTTGCTAGATTATAACACCTATCAGATTATTTTCATTGATAATTTTATAACCTTTAATAATATTATCCATACAATTATCGCAAATTATTAATTTTTTATTACTATTAACACCTATTATCTCATATCCATCAAGTGATAATATTTTATTATTATCATAACAGCATGAGCATTGATTAACTGATATTTTATTCATGATAAAATATTCATCTGTTAATACTAATTCATCTGTTAATACTAATTCATCTGTCCACTTCCAATTTGTATGTGTTGCACACGATTCATTAGTGATATATATATCACAATGTTTAGATATACTGACAGCATCGTCTAATAAATATATTGTAGATGTAATTTGCTTGTAATTGAAATCGAACATGTCATTTAATACATTGTATCCATTCAATTTGCCACACAATAATATAAATGCATCATGCTGAGTATTAGTAACATTTATTGCAGATTGTACCATATCAAATAATTCCTTATAGATTTCTGATAATTTTACCATTTGACTTCCTCCTAATTATTTATTGTTCTCACTAGAGTCCTTGATCCATCATTATTTAACCTCCATATCCTACCTCTCCATATATTATAATGTTGTGGACAATTGGTATATATTGGTTTAAATCTTTTACCATTACGTGTTACACCAGTAATTACATATCGTGCATGATTATCCATGATATTGTTCACCTACCCATCCCAAATCTACTGGCAAATCATACCATTTACTACAATCATAAGTATTAAATGTGTATTGATTTGTATTTAGATTAATTATCCCTACACCATATTCAGCGGTTTGATATATTTCACCTTTATTGAATAATTTTGCTTGGTTAATGTCATGTGTCATACCACTCATACATGTATTTTTGCTCGCTAAATATAAACCTCTTACATATTTTGTTGGTATTATAGATGCTATTATGAATTTATCCATATTTATCATATCCTTTCATTTGTTTGATCCTTTTTAATTATAACACATCAGATCACAGCCTGTCAAGTTAATATTTCTATTCTGATGTTGTCCATCTGTAGATATATATTCTATATCTATACCTTATTCTGTGATTAAATTTGCCTGGTGTATCTATTATAAATTCACCATCTTCAAGTATCTTTGTACGCACAAAATTACCATGTGATATATATAATATCTTTTTCCTTAAATCAGCCAATAATGATGGCAAATCTGAATACTGTTTGATTATACCTGTATCAATATCTTCTGCACAATATTTATGGCATTTAATTGTTTTATTCATAAATTCTAATTCCCTTCATTTATGTCATTATTTTGACAATTTTCTTTATTGTTCTTCTTACCCCTTTTACAAAATATTAGCACAACAGCATTTATTATTGTAAATATAATTATTATCTTTAGAACCATTATAATTGCTGATATAATCCACATTATTATTTCCTCCTATCATCAATAGATTGTAACCATGCTACAAAAATAGTTTCGATAAATATTACTATTGTGATTATTAATCCATATAATAGAAATTGTAAATAGCTAATAATATCTTGTTCATAAGCTGAGCATACAATAAATATTTCAATGGCAAGTTCAATCAGTATTAATATTGTACAGATTGTAATACATGTATCTATACGTTTATAGTTTATCTTTTTCATAATTTCAACATCCTTATAATTTATTTAATCATTATTGTAATCATCAAAACCGTTCCATACATCTTCCATGAGTAATTCTCCATCTTCATTGATGATAATATTTGCTGTTTCATCACCATATTCTTCATGTTCTAATAAGAATATTTTACCTCCAATTACATACTCTTCATCGATTACATACCATGTGCCTATATGTCCATCGATTATAATTCCATCACTATCCATGGTGATTTTATTTTCTCTCATATTTATCATATCCTTTCATTTGTTTGATCCTTTTTTAATTATAACACATCAAACCACAGCCTGTCAAGTTACTATTTATAACGTTTCAAGGCTAATATCATTCAAATAATTTATCTTGCAGTTCTAATATGTGCTGTTTACGTATTGGATCATCAGTAATATTATATTCATCCAAATCATCAATCAACACATCAATATGTGATATCTGCTTAGTATTTATATTATATATTTCTACCACAGCATACTCACCCTCATATCTATCAACTGTATTGATATATTCGTCATCATCCTCGACAATTTTTTCATAAGTTTCATTTTCATTTAATTTGGGATTTATTGATTTATCCGCACATGCTGTTAATAGCATACTCATTATAGCTAATATAGCTAATATTTTCTTCATAATTATCTCCTTTATCTAGATTGAAATTTACTGTTGGTTGACAATCTACGCATAATATAATTATTATTAATATTGGTAGGATAAACAATTTTATCCATGAGGATCTTTTCATATTTATTCCTCCAATATTCGTCATTATATTCTGGGAACATTTGCATTGCACATATTTCTGCATCTTCGTTTGAATATCCTATATCAATCAGATGATTAATGTATGCCAATATATCTTCTTTCATATTTATCATATCCCTTCATATCCCTTCATTTGCTTGATCCTTTTAATTATAACACATCAGATCACAGCCTGTTAAGTTACTATTTCCTATTCAGTATGTGAAGTACTTTAAGTACGCAAGAATACATCATTTGGAATTGTTATCCTTTAATATTTTATTCATTAAATTCTTACTTTGATTAAGTACATGTGTAATCCTTTAATGTCCATATTTAGACTTTTATATCTCTTTTATGGTAATATTTTTATTATTGCTGTTGTATTCTTTGATAGAGATTATAACTATATTTTGGCTATATTTTGACTATATTTTGGCTATATTTTAGCTATATTTTTGGCTATATTTTGGCTATATTTTGGCTATATTTTGGCTATATTTTGGCTATATTTTGGCTATATTTTGGCTACTTCTTCCTATTTCTGTCAGTATCTCAACATTGTGCCTATACCGAATATAATCCCTATTGGGATAGGACTTGATTTAAGGCTCAAATCCTAGAAAGCCAATAATTTCTATTTGTCGGTTTTAGGTTTACGTCCACGGTTTTTAGGTGTAGGAATTTCCTCCTTAGGCTCAACTGATATTTTGGTTTGTTGGACTTCTTCCTTAGGTGTAGGAGTTTCTTCCTTTACTGGTACTTGATCTCTAACTATCTTAATAAAATTAGTCTTGTTATATCCTTTAATCTCATTAAATCCAGATGGTTTCTTAAGCTGTCCAGATACTAGCTGTACTACGCAATCAATGAATGCATGTTCAGTTTCTATTTCTATACCATAAGAGATAATAACCTCTGCCCATGCCCAATTTCCGTTCTTCTCATATTTGCCATCAATAACACCTAACTTGGATAGATCATATCCCTTGGCTGATACCTTGACAGGATTAATTCCATCACATGTGATACTATAACCAGTCACATCGCTAATGTTGTTAATAAATTCATTCATATCAGCATCGATTAATGCCATAGCATCTTCAATTAATTCTTCATCAGTTGTGTACTTGGCTTTGCGTATATTTGCATCTGTCCTCATATCCTGTGGTTGCCAATCAATGCCCCATGTGCTAGCATTAGTAATAACATATTCCCTAAAGTCTTCCCTTAATTGAGTTCTAGTTGTTGCCTTGTCTGCCATATCATGTTTCATCCATTCTTCATCAATATCCTGACTATAAATAGTCATCACTTTTTTATGTGTCTTGTAAAAGTCTGCGACAAAACCCATATCTCCATTAACTGTTCCATCTGCAAATGCCTTGATTGTTAATCTGTTTGCTCTCATAATTATCTCCTATCTGTTCCACGTGGAACATTTGATGTTAGTCATCACCTAATTTAGCGGTTTAAAGTACCAGTCCATATCAGCTGTGTTCTTTATCCCTCTTCTATTAAAACATGACAGAGGGGTGCTTGTCAATGGGTTGAGAACAGGCAAACGGGAATAGTTATATCTATTTATATCAGAATATTATGATATTGCTCATTACCACTTCTTATCTTTTCCAACAAAGACTTAACCAATTATAATAAAGTATTTATTCATTTCTGATTAATATTTATATGGTCTTATTAATATTATATATAATATATATTCGGACAAACAATGACTTACAAATATTATTATATGTTTCTATAATTATGATAAATATAATAAATATAATGAAGAAGACCTACCGTTATCAATTAACTGTACGGTCTAAACATAATAGAAATGGTGGTGAAAATATGGAGGTAATGGCAGTAGGAAGTTATCAAACAGCATGCGAACAAAGTCCAAATAAGGCTCAAATTGATACTTGGTTGACAGAGGGAAAATCAGCGATGTGGATATCAAAAGAATTAAAAATGAAATTTGGCGAATCAATATCTGATAAATCAGTAATAAAATATAAAAAATATCGTGAAGAATTTATTAATAAGGAATTGCAAAAGAATCCAATATATCAAGCAAAGATGGGCGAAATCAAGGATCAAATAAATTTAGGTATTGGACAGGTAAAACAAATAGATACATTAGCTAAATTGTCTGATATAATTGATCAATCTGCAAATATGCTAGCCAATGTTGATATGGAAGTTGTAAAAATTAAAAATGCACAGGATATGAGATTTATTACACAAAATATGTTGGATGCAATTAAAATCTATGGCGATACTGTATTGAAAGCACAAAGATTCGGTGCAGTAGAAAATGATCCATCATTATTAAAACCAACAACAATTAATGTAAATGTAAAATCAGCACTAACAGATATCTTGAAAGGGGCGATAGATAGTGGCGATGGATATAATATCATCGACAGGCTACGAACAGGTATCAAACACGATTGATAGCAATATAATTACCAGTCTGGAACAGGCATTAGGATCAATGTCCCAACAGGATTTTATGGATATATTATGTCAAATAGATCCAGTATCATGGACAGAAACTAGAAGAATATTAAAAGGTCAGCCATTTTCATTTTATAATAGAGATTATCTGTTACAACCATATCGTGACAATTATCAAGATATAATATTTATGAAAGGCAGACAAGTAGAAATGTCAGAGTTCAGTATGAATTGGATGCTTAGAAAATTGGATGAACATCCATATACATCTGGATTACATGCATTCCCACGTGCTAATCAAGCACTAAAATTTTCAAAACAGAGATTAGATTCTGCAATCAAGGATAGTGAGTATCTGAAACATTGGTATGATGATAGAAATTCTGAAATGGTTATGAGAAGATTTGAAAAAGATGAAAATGAACGTAATTTAAAACCTCATAATTTTTATATTCTTGGTGGAACATGGGAATCTAGAAAAGATACTGTTGGCGATGCTTCACGTGGTGTTACATTAGACTTTATAGTATATGATGAACGTCAAGACCATCCAAATGATGTAGAAACGGTACTTGGCGAGGGTGCATCACATTCTGAATTTAAACAGACATTAACACTTGGTACTCCAAAATTACCTGGTATACAATTTGATCAACAATGGGAAGCTAGTGATAAATTATATTGGTTTGTAACATGTGAGCATTGTGGGAGAAAAGCACCAATCACTATGGACAATATATTGGATTCTGGTGATGATGAAATAGGATATTATTACGGATGTCCACATTGTAGAAGTCCATTAAACCGTAATAATGGCGAATGGATGGCTACCAATCCACAAAAAAGACCTCAATATAGAGGATATCATATAAATCAGCTAATGGTTGCTTGGTTATCGCCAAATGAAATTATGAAAAAGCGAATGTCTACTACATATCCTAAACGTAGATTCTATAATGAGGTACTAGGAGAATCATATGGTGGCGATGATATACCAATCACCATTGCAATGATGGAAGAATGTACAAAAAATAATTATAGATTGGGTGATACGAATAATGAGCCATTATTTGCAGGAATAGACTGGGGTGCTAAATCATGGTGCTATGTACAGAATAAAGAACATAGATTGATTGATTGTTATATTGCAGGAGAATCAGATCCACGTCAACATGCAAAATCAATAGCCAGATTTTTAGCAAAATATAAGAGTCAGATTAAAAAGGTTGTAAACGATGCAGGTCCAGATATAACACGTCATAATAATCTTGCCGATGAATTGAAATTATTGGGTGTTACAAATCAAGTATTTGCTTGTTATTATGCTACACCACCTGCTAAAACAGAAATTTCATGGAATGAAAAAGAACATATAGTAACAGTAGGTAGATCAGAAGCTATTGAACAAGTAATAGACGAAATTCATGATGGTAGATTGATATTACCTGGTGAAGATATTAGTTTAGATAAAGTAGATCTATTGATTGAACATTTTACTAATATTGCGGCTGAGAAAGCTACCACAAAATCAGGAAACCAGTATATTATGTATGTAAATACAGGACCAGATCACTTTTTACATGCTAAAATATATGCCGATGTAGCATCTGGTGGTGCAATATATAAACCATTAGGCAATAGTGCTGCACCAATAGTTAATACTAGAAGAGAAAAACGCAATATAAACAAAGATTCATTTCCAGTATTTATAAAAAGAAATAGGAGGAGATAATTATGGGATATGATGTATTATTAAATAATAATATAATCGGAACATTAGGTACAGATAATAAAATCAATTATGATACAAATGCAGTAAATCATGCAATCACAGAAATGATTGCAGGACAAAGTGGTAAATCTAGTGGTACGATAACAAATGCTAGGGTTTCATACAGGTGGAATTCAAGTAGACTGATAACAAATAATAATATGTATTCATTATGGAAAACAAATCCAATTATCCAAAACAGAGTAACACAATTAAATGCTTTAATATTTGGTAAAGGCATTAAGTGTGTTTACGATGATAAGCAGACACAAGAGGTTATTAATCGATTTTGGAGAACAAACAAATTAAGATCAAAACTTGATGCTATAAGTACAGATGCACAATTGTATGGTGAAGTATTTATAGGATTGTATCCACAGCCATCTGGTGATATAATGTTGACAGCATATGAATCGAGTCAAGTAACAATAGATTTTGATCCTGCAAATCCTAATGCAGTAAATAGATATATTGTTGCATACAAAAATGAAGAAACTGGTAAAGATGAACAATTTGATATGATGCCAATATCAAATTTTATAAATAATATAGAATATTCTAATCCAGTAAATAGTAAAATAATCAATAAGGTTAGAAAATTGTTAGGTATAAATATAAAAATTGATGGCGGTAAAGGTGTAATGGCACATGTAAAATTTAATTGTGCATCTAATGAAATACATGGAACATCAGATTTCAAACAAATATATGATATAGTGGCTGATTATATTAATTTTGTTGGTGACCGTCTATCAATTCATCAATTGTATGGATGTCCATCATATGATATAACGATAGATACCGATGACAATAAAGTTATAATGGATCGCATTGAAGAACTTGCTAATTTCCAAATAGGATCGAACCCAGTACATAACAAACAAGAAACATGGAAACCATTAGAATTTCAAAATGGTGCATTAGATGCTAAAGATGACAATGCTATGTTAAGAGGTTTATTATGTGCAGGTACAGGATTCCCAGAATATCTATTATTCAATCAAGATGCGACTACAGCTGATAATACATTCGCACTTAATAAAATCGCCGAGAATAGGCAACAAGCATTTCATGATATGTTTATGGATATTCATAAATTTGTTGTTGCTATTGCAGGATTAGAAATATCTAATATTGATAAAGGTCAAATAGTATTCCCAGAGATTAGTACAATGTCCGAGAAATCAAAAGCAGAAACATATGTACTAAAGGTTGGTGCGAATATATGCTCAAGAAAGACAGCATGTATGAATATGGGACACAATTGGGATATAGAACAAATACAAATAACAGAGGAACGTGAGTTATTGGGTGATTTGATGGATAATTCTGATTTTGCAGGTGCTATTGGTGGAAGATTTACAACTAAAGTTAATGGAGAAAATAGTGAAGATGATGGTACTGATGATAGAAAAGCAAGGGCAGAATCAAAGAATATCACCACACAAATAATGGGAGATAGAAAAACTAACAATTAATTTTTTTTCTTACTGTATATGTTTTTCTTTTCGAAAAAATTTGTCAAAAATGTTATCGTATTGTCAAAGGCTTGTTATAAAATCATTGTCGATACGATATTTATTATGATAGGAGTGATGACATATGTATAATACAATTATGGGATATGTGATTGAACAAGCAGACAGAAATGATAAACATATTCTACAAATTGAACAGGATATTATATCACAAATTAAATTATATAAAAATAAATTAGATAATGGAATATTGATATATGTATCATCAATCACAAGTCAATTAATACTGTCACAATTTATGATTAAGGTACAGGCAAAATTTGAAGAATATACATCAAATGTGAAACGTATATTATTAGATGCATTTGATAATCATTATAATTTAGGTTATCATAATGTAAATAATTATATTGATATTGCTAACGAATTATCACGTAAATTTAATAAGAATATAACAGAAATGCAAATATCATACAATAATGAATCAGTCAAATATATACAAGAGCATGCATTTGATTTATTAAAAGGATATAGTTCGTCTAAGGTCGAAAAAATTAGATCTGAATTACAAACATTATTCTTAACAGGTAGATCTGATAAGGATAATGTAAAAAATAGTATTATAAAGATATTGGGTACTAATGCATCTAAGGCAGAGGAAATTACTCAAACTGAACTTAGTAGAGCATATAATTATGGTACAATTAGTAATTTATATAATTATAATAAAGCAAACCCAACAGATAAGGTAAAGAAGTATTGGCATGGCTTCAAATATTCAGAAGTTACATGTACATATTGTCGACCTAGAATAGGTAATATATTTGATATTGACGATAATATGGAGGTTTTACCTGCACATGTTAGATGTAGATGTGTATGGTTACCATATAAAGATGGTTGGACGGAAGAACAGACAATAGCAATGGTTACTGAAACACAATCCTTGAAAGATCGTTATACTATAAATGAAATACAAGATAAAATGAATAGTAGATTAGGTATAAAATATGGTGATTATATAGATCCAGATATATCATACAGATATATTGGTGGAGATAGAAGTCAAAATGTATTAACAGCTATTTCATATGCAAGACAAAATGCAATAAATGATATTATATCAAAACTAGATATATATTATGATAAATCGCATAGTAATACTAGTAGATTATATAATGATCAAATGAAATTATGGTCAAATCTAGTTGCAGAATCAATAGTAGATAATAGTAATAATATTAATGGTATTATATTGTCTATCAAAAATATTATGAATAATTTTGATTGGAATAATAAACAATTATTTGAATTTAATAAATTATTAGATAAATTATATGATATTACAAAGCATTAATTATATTCTACTATTTATATAATAAGGTGGTGAGATTATGAGTGACATTATCAATGATATGTTTATATCAAATAATATGATATTAGAGATGGTCGCAGTTAATGGATCTATATCAAATGATTATGATGTACCAATTGATCCACGTATTAATGTTGATGCAATTACAAATGATGATAGTGATCCAAAATTTGTAAATGTCGAGGTCATTAGATCTGGTATATCCAAAGGTAATAATAGGAGATACTCGAATAGTGTTGTCGACAGCATAAATAATATGATACCTGGTGTACAAGGTTTTCTTGGACATCCAGATCCATCAAAATATGGATTTGAATTTAGAGAACCACAATGTATATTCGTCGGATCAAAAGTAGATATCATGGAAGATGGTATCCATAGGATAATTGCTAAGGCTTATTTATTCAAGACATCACCATTACGTGAATGGATACCTAAAAGTATTGCAGCTAAAAATCCGATGACAGTTTCAATTAATGGATCTGGTGATATAATTAGGGGTACTAATGACACTATTGATGTTATTAGACTTAATATATTACAATCTATAGATTGGGCGAATCCAGGCACAGAGGGTATGGGTACATCACAAGCAATTAGTATTGTAAGTGAACAAAATCAAAATATAGGAGGAGATAATATCATGGCGGACGTAATAGCAACAAAAGAGGTTATTGGGAATGTTTCTGTAACAGAATTAAAGGCATATAATCCAACAATTCTTGGGAAAATTCTTGAATCTGCTACTCTAACAGAATTACAGAATTCTAATCCATCATTAGTTAATGAGATCAAGGAAAGTGCTAAAATCACAGAATTGGCACTAGACATCGGTGGAGAGAGCAAGACAATTAAAATTACAGAATTACAATCAATCCTTGCAGGTTATGAGGATACAATCAGTAAACTTAATAAGGATATTGAAGATGCCAAAGTGATCGAAATGATTGCGAGTAAGGTATCAGAATTAGTTCCTGCTGATATCTGTGAAATGGTAAAGCCAAGAATTGTTGGTAGGACAGAATCAGAAATTGTTGATTCTATCAATAAGGAAATAGCATTTATTACAGAAATTAGGGGATCTACAACAGGTATAAATCCACCAGTTGGTGCATATAAGCCACATGCAGATGCTGATGTCAGAGATGCTGTAGCAAATATGTTTAAGCCAACTGCTACTAAATAGGAGGTAAAATGATATGAGCAAGAATTATTTTGTAAGTGATGGAAATCGTATTGGGTACATGTCTACTGTTGATTCGTCTGCAGAAGACAAGAAAATTATTGCTAATGGTGCTATTACAAAGGGTAAACTTTTAATGGTTACTGGCGATTTGGAAGTTGCACATGCTACAGTGGGAAGTAATGCACTTATTGGTGTTGCAATGTTTGATACAGAAGACACTAAACCAGTAGCTGTTGAATGTAGAGGTTTATGTAAACTTACAGCATCTGGTGCTATTACTGCAGGCGATAGAATTGTTGCGGGTGCAGACGGTGACGTTGCATCATATGATGTAGGATCACCATCACAAATTGTAGGTATTGCATTATCGTCTGCGACTATTGGTGCGGATGTATTTGTAAATCTAAGTCTATAATATAAGGAGGACATAATAAATGGGTGAAACAATTAATTTTACATCTAAAGATGTAAGAATCTCAGAACTTCAAGGCAGATCTGATTTTGCCGACATTATGGTATATGGATTAAATCCATTACTATTGGATGGTGCAAATGAAGAGCCATCACAATTTGAAACTATTTTCTCAAAATTCGAACTTACACGTAACAATGTCCCATTCCCAACATTCAAGGGTCTTGCTGTTGGTAAGATCATTGAGGGGCAAGATATTCCATTTGTAAATCTTGGAACTGGTAAACAAACAATCTCTGCAGAAGACTACGGTGTTCGCTGTGGATTTACACATCAGATGATTCGTGATGATCAAGTTGACGTTATCAGATTTACAACTATTGAACTTGGTAAGGCACACACTCGTACTAAGAACAGAGTTGCATTTAAGGCTCTTGAAGCATCTGCAGGAAATAGTAAGGCTGCAATTACTGCAGGTACACTTGCTATTAAGGATATTAGAGATGCTAAGAAATCTGCGGCACAATTTGTTGAGGATGAAACAAATATTCCAAGACCAGTATACTTTACACACCTTATTATGAACCCAGATCAACAAGATGATCTATTACCTGCAACATTAGATCAAGTTCCTCCAGGAATTGTTCTTGATCCTAATACTGGCGACATTAAGGGTGTATGTGGACTATCAGTAATTACAACAGCTTGGGTAACTCCTGGTGTTGCACTACTAGTTCGTGCAAAAGATAAGCTTTTATACTGCGTTAGAGAGGAACTCCGTTTAGATAGACAGGAGAATTTCTCAAATGCCGCAGAGGAAGTACGCACACTTGAAGCTTATACATTTGCGGTTCTATATGGCGATAATGTATACAAGATTACTGGATGTTAATTATCATTAACAATATAACATAGTCACCAACCATACTATACAAGGAGTTGGGCAACTCTTATTATAGGGTTGCCCAATCTCAATATATAAGAGGAGGACATAATATGTCAAATATGAATAAAATTGAATTAAATAAATTAAATAATGCGAATGGTGTTGATATGCACAATGACGATGCTAATATCGACATTAAATCTACTGAACCTGTTGATGTATCTTCAAATCAAAAAACAAAGGCAGAAACAGAAACAGCACCACAGGCAGAAGATCATAAGCCACAACATGTTATTACATTTGTTGGAAATGGTATATGGACAGACAATAACGGTATCGGTTGGAAAAATAAGGCAGATAATTTATTTATTTCAACTAAGACATTTAGCGATGAAGAATATGAAAAACGTGATGATATCAAATTTATGGTTGAATACGGTGTTATGCAACATATCGTTGTAGATGAATAGTAGGTGATATTATGTCAACTAAGATTAATATATTATCTAATGCATATCAGAAATTGGATGCATTGCCATTATCATTTGGTATACCAAGATATAGTGATGAAATGACAGAAAATGACCTTGATAAGTATCTGGGTATCGATTTTAAGGATGCATTACGATGTGCCAGTATTAAATCTGTTGATAGTATAGAAGATATGTCAACAGCAGAATTAATGTTTGAAAATCGTGTCGTATACTATGCATTGCGTAGATTTCGTATGACTGGTGCTGTATTTTTTAAATTTAGTACAGCCGTTGATGGTAAATCTGTTGACAAATCAATGATTCCTAAAATGTTATCAAATATTATTAATGAATATGATAATGAATATAAAAGATTTACTGGATCTAATGCTCATGGTATATGGGATAGGAGTGATAAGATTGATCACAGCCTATGATATTAATTTTATGGAGAATTGTGTTGATAATATTATTAATATGTGGGATACTTCATTAACAATATTTATACCTGCACCAATTGACCAACAAATTAATTGGAATAAATTATTACATGAATATAATGGACCTATTGTATACACAACTATGATGATACCTGCAGAACGTAAATTTATAGCAAGTATAAATGATATTAAACCACAAGTTGATGTTGCAGGAGATAGAGTTATAGAGGAATATATGTATGCAATACCATTACGGTATACTATTGATAATAAGTTAACAGATATTATTATTGATACTGATTGGATTATACAGATTGATGATACTGATAATAGGTATCGGATAAAGAATATAAAACACCGTATCGGTGAAAATATTATAACAATATCAAAATTAGATGGTGCAAGGAATGATATATATGTTAAAGTTTAGAATCCATGGTATTAATAAAACTTTACGTTCATTAGCAAATACATCTGATGTAACATATAATGCCGCAAGGAAAGGTACTACATTGTCAGCTGAACATTTAAAACGTTGTATTGTTGAAAAATTTGGTAAGAAAAATCCAACTGGTGGAGATCCAAAAGGGTATGGTGCATGGAAATCATTAAAATTTGAAACACGTGTAAGAAAAATTAGGAAATATGGACATGATAGAGGACCATTAATAGCTAGTGGTAAGGCTAAAGATTCATTTATTATTATTGAGGGTGGAGTCAATAGATTAGCCGCATCAGTAGGTACTGATTGTGATTATCTAATACATCACATATATGGTGCACCTGGTGCTAATGTCCCAATGAGAGATCCGATTAGAGTTACACAAGAAGAGGAAAGCGAACATTGTAGAGATATAATAGAGAATGAAATTAAAAATGCATTAAGTAAGGCAGGGTGGTAGAAGATGATAGATAAAATAAGATGTATTGATTATAATATATTAATGACACTTATTAAATTATTTAGTGATAAAATACCAGATATCACATCATTATATAATCTTAATAACATCAGTATAGATATATTGCCATCATACCCAAGAGATCTATCTAAATTTAATAAACCATCTATTATTATACAAAAGGTAGCGACCACACAGGGTGCTATTGCATTTGGTAATTTTATTGGTCAAAATTACGATACCAATACAAATACATACATGGATGTGTATGGAAATGAAACAAATATTACATCACAAATCGATATAGTGTGTGATAATAATACACATAGGAGTATATTTAAATCGATAATAAGTGATGATATATTAAATGAAATAGTAATATGCAATCATGGCATTATCGATATATTAGATTTTATTGATGATATTGAAAACCCAGTTAAAATTGGTGAATGTAAATTAATTAATGATTTTGATATGGTTGACACACAGACAAGTCAAAATTATGATTATATATCATTTATAAGATTCGATATAAGTATAATACAATGTATTGTACCACAGGATAAATATATTGATCTAAGTAAAATTCAGATTAAACATACAATAAATATATAGGAGGTATATAATATGGCAAATGTTATAACTGGCATGTCCGATATCGTAGCAAATACATCGGCAGGATCAATAGCACCTAAGTCCATTTTAATTGTTGGAGAAATAAAACCTGGTAGTGGTGAAATTATTACTACATCCAGAGAATCAATTTTTCCGATTACAAGTGTTGTTGATGCAGTATCAAAATTCGGTACTGATTCAGTAATCGGAGAAATGACAAGATTAATGATCGTGAATGGTGCAACAGATATTAGAGGTATTGCTGTTGGTGAATATGGTGATGGCAAAACATACACAGATATTGCATCGGCATATAAGGCATCATTCGATAAGTCATTAAGTGATGGTACAATTGGGTTTATTATGTGTGACACAGTAGATGCTACAGTAATCACTAAATTGTCTGAACATCTAACCTATGCAGAATCAGAGGACAAATTAAGATATAGTATTACTGGGTGTGTTGATACATCAAGTGCTAATCTATCTACTGTAGCATCTGGCATTAATAACAGCAGAATTATTATATATGGACCATCATTGGTCGATTCTAGTAATAATGTATTAAATCCAGTATATGGTGCATCGGCATTAACTGCTATAGCCGTAAATGAAGCTATGAAAGATCCTGCACTACCAATGAATAATATCAAACTTATTGGCTTTGGTGGTGTTGACAGAACTATAAATAAGGTTGAAAGAGATACATTGGTGAATGCAGGTATAACACCTATTGTTATGTTAGACGGTAAGCCTACAATATATAGGTTGACTACAACATGTACTACTATTGATGGTACGTTATCAAAGGCTTGGTTAGATGCTACAACCAGATTTATCGCAGATAATATTTTGGAATCTGTAATAAACAGATTAAGAGCCAATTATCCAAGAACCAAGAACGTTGTAAGAGTATTAAATTCAATTAAGACAGATATAATTGATGTATTATCATCCAAACAGGACTTTGAGATAATCAAAGACTTTGATAAATCAATGGTATCTGTTAAGCAAGATCCTAATAATATATATGGTGCAATAGTTGAATATACAATCAATGTTGTAACACCATTATATGTAATTAGTATCAAACAACATGTTTCAATATAATTTATAGGAGGTAATAATTATGGCTGCACCTGGAGTAAAAATCACGAATAGTGATGATATTTTTTTCGAAATAGATGGCAAACGTATTGCAGGAGTTGAATCTTATAGTACCAAGTACACAAATGATGTTAAAACAATTGATGCATTTGGTCAATCAACACCTATTGGCTTTACTAATGGATCTAAGAAATATAATATTGATATCAGCAGAGTATACCTAGAGGATACTGCAATTGCCGATGGTATAAACTTTTATAACCTATCTGATTGGGGATTCAATTTTGTTATTATTAAGAATGGCAAGAGGGTTGTATTTAAGAGTTGTATTATTTCAGATATTTCTGAAGATGGCTCATTGAAAGATAAAGTTGCTGAGAAAATTTCACTAGTTGCTCTTGATAGAGTAGAAGAATAATTATCTGGAGGTTGTATAGTATGGGTGACAATATTTTAAGACGTTTAAGAAATGGTGCACCACAACACAAGAAAATTGTACTCGGTAATGGGGAAGACTCCATTACCGTTGTTGTGGTAATGTTATCTATTGACGAAATGCAAATGATCAATGAAAAAGTGGAAGAGTATGCACATATTAATCCAAACAAAATGAGTGATTCCGTAAAACAACAGATGTATAATAAACTTTTGGCATATAACTGTATGCGAGATCCATCTGATCCTACATTATCTACTAAGATTGCATCATCGCCTGCAGAAGTGGGTGAGTGCTTAGATAATGAGGATATTTCCAGGATATGTGGTGCATATGGTGAATTAATTATCAATAAAGCACCTAAACTGGAAACATTGACACAGGAGGAATTAGACATCATAAAAAAACACTTAGAGGTAACCCCATTGAGCGATTTAAGTACCGTATTGCTCGTACATTTAAAAAATTGCCATCAGACGATAGTTTCAGAAATATGACCGATAGCCAATGGTTATGGCTATTTGTAAATGAAGCTGTTGATCATGATGAACATATGGAATCAATGTGTGATAAGTGTAAAACCGAGGTTACCTCTAAGGATAAATGTATAAAATGTGGTAAGGTATTATCAAGTAAAGGTGCATTTATTAATCCGAATTTTGACTATGAACGTTTCAATAAATTAAATCTAACGAATAATGGAGAAATAGACATTGATTTATTAAAACAAATTAATAACTAAATATAGAACTATGATAGGTGGTGGATACATTGTCCCAAAAAATTACTATTGATGTTTTGGTCAATGATTATGCTACTAATGCTCTTAGAAATATCACCAAAAGTTCTGCCATGGCTCTATCTAAGGTAAATAATGGACTATTGTCTTTAGATAGAGGTTTACGTGGGTACAACACAGCAATGCGAGATTTTAATCGTGTTGCTATGTCTGTATTTAGGGGTGTTGGTAGATCAGTTGTTGATTTCACATCTGATGCAATTAGTAATTTTACAAATTTAGAACAGCAACATGCTAAAACAATGGGTGCTATGTCTAACAATTATAATAAAACAGCAGAGTCACAAGCCAAATTTATACAGGATCAGAAACAATTACGAGATATGGCTATCAATTTTGGTATTACTGGACCTAATGGCAAAGGCTCATTATATGATGCTAGAGAGATAGCAGGTATTCAAACAGCATTGATCAAGGCAGGTAGAACAGCACCAGAGATATTAAATTCAAATGCTGTAGAGGGTATAATGAAATTTGCAGGTGGTAATGACCTACAGCTTGAAACTGCTACAAATTTTGCTGTATCATTAGGTACACAATTTAGTGTTCCTATGGATGAATGGGAGGATATGTTAGATAAAGTATCTCGTGCGGCAGATATTTCTATCATTGATGTTGAGGACATTGTTGAATCAATGAAATATGTAGGTGGTATTGCATCTGGTTTAGATAGACCGATGGAAGAAGTATTAGGCATGATTGCCACAATGGGTAATGCAGGTCTTAAGGGATCATTAGCAGGTACTGGTGCACAAGCATTATTTACACGTATGTTAGCATCTAGTGATGCTTCTGCTACGGTTATTGGTAATGCACCTGGTCAAGCAGGTAGTATGTATAATGCATTCTTAAATGAGATTACTAATGCTGACGGTAATTTAAAGTCAATGGAAGAAGTTACACCATTATTGGATGAAGCAATGGGTGCATTAAATGATGAAGAACAAGCATGGTTTGCTAAGAAATTATTTGGATTATTCCAAATGAAAGCTGCATATGCATTAGGTAGAAAAGGAGAAAATGGTGAGAACCTACTATCTGAAGCTATTGATTTGATTACTAATACATCTGATGGACTATCTGATGCTAAGTGGGATTTGATGATGGAATCTCAATACGGTAATATTGCTAAGATGAAAATAGCATGGAGTGGTGTTAAGACAGATTTTGGATCTAGATTATCACCAGTTGTTAATAATATATCAGATCAATTATTTAATTTTCTATCAGATCCTGGTAGTTATGAAATTGATTTTAGTGCATTACGTACTTCTATATCAGAATCTGGTGATCTAATATCTGAAAGATATGGAGAACGTATTGGCAGTTTAGTTAGAAATATAATGGATACAGGTGCAGACGGTATTCAGATTACTAATGCAATATCACCTACATTATTAGGTATACCAAGTGCTACAATATCATTATTAGGTGGTGATTTAAGTGGTGCATTTGAAATATTGAGTACAGCTGTTGATGATACCAATGATAAGATAAAAGATTTACCACCAGAACTACAGGGATTAGCAAGAAATGCACATAGAGCAGTAATTGCATTATCAACATTGGCAGGTATTAATTTCTTAGCTAAGATATTAGGTTCTCTCACTACTATATGGAGATATACTGGTGGGGTATTAGGCAAAATGATATCAGCTAAAACTACGGTAACAAGTCCTGTAACTGATGTTAATACTCCAGTAGCTAATATAAAGACAGCTACTGCAAACATTAGTGGTGCAGTATCTGCTACATTACAGACTATGACAGTTAGAGCCAATATAGTTAATGTATATGGACAGAGTGGTGGAACACCTGGTAAATCTGGTGGTACTCCGACATTACCAAATACTCCAACATTACCAAATACTCCAACATTGCCATCATCTGGACCTAATATTGGATCTGGATTAGGTGGTGCATTAGGTGGTGGTGCATTAGGATATGGATTAAAAGGATTAGGTACTAGTGGTGCTTCATTAGGTGGTACAGGTGCAAAAGCAATAACTATGCAGGCAGGTAAAGATGGTGTATATAGGGCAGTACCATCTGTGGCATCTAAGGCAGGTACAATTGCTAGTGGTGCATTAAGATTGGGTGGTGCATTAACTGCAGGTGTATTAGTATTAAGTATGACTGGATCTAGTGATGTAAGACCTGCTGCATTTCGAACTGGTATAAATGAAACATATAATTTTAATGCAGATCCTAAAACGAATTTAGATAGAAATAAATCATATATGCCTAATAAATATGACCAATATGAAATGAATGATAATATAATGCCAAAGGAATACAGTAATAAATTAAAGAATTATGTAAACAATATAGATGGTATGGATAAATGGTCTATTGGCAAGCAATATTTTCGTGGTATGGCAACACGATATTATTTACAAAATAAAGATGATAATATGTCTGTTGAGCAATTTAATATGTATATGGATGCATTATCAAATACTATGGCAGATAAATTAGATTTTAAAAATTTACCAAATGATCCATATTCAATGGATAAGGCAATGGGTATAGGTGATTCTAGTAAATATGATTGGGATAAATCAATATTACAAAATAATCAATCTATTAATGTTAGTCCAAATGTAAATGTTACGGTATTTGTTGATGGTAATCAAGTAAAATCAAAATCTATATTAGATATGAAACAAGGTCCAATAGATATAAATAATTGGTTCAAACAACAGGGATCAAGATTTGGGATAGGAAATATGTGGGGTGAATAATATGTTAGGGAAAATGAGATATAAATCATTTCAATGGGAGAATAATCCGAAGATAAGTGAATTTTCAACTGAACGTAATTATATTAGTCATATTTATCCAGAATGTGTTGGTATTGATGTAGAAGATACAAATACAAGTTTTGCTATAATGACAGCAGACGGTGCATTTTTCGGTGCTAATGCATATAAACAATGGCAATCATTATTAGAAGAATATCACAAAACTGGTCCTGGAGAATTCTACCACCCAGTATATAATAAATATAATAATGCACTAATGATAAAATTACAAGCTACATTAGGGGCATCAGTGGATTATATAGAATATAAAGCAGAATTTATAATCTATATAAAAGCATTAGGCATCGAACCAAAACAATTGGTTGTGATACCTAGTGCAAATACATCTATATCACCAACAATAAATAGGAATTTTAATGTTGGTGATATAGTTATTGTAAATGGATATGCATATTACACATCATATGGTACTTTACCAAAAACAAGATTGCTTGTAAATGAAAAATTTACGGTAACATATACAAACTATAAAAGTGGTGTTAATTATCCAGTACATGTTGGCAGTAAGGGATGGATGCAAGTATCTGATGTGAAATTATATTCATCTGATAATACATCTAGTACAAATAATACATATGTAATAAAAAATACTGATAATACACGCAGTATAGAAACAGCTACTGGTATTAGTATAACAGCAATATTGTCGGCAAATAATATTAAAAATCCATTAGATTTAAAACCTGGTCAAATATTACGATTACCTTAAATAATAAATGGTGGTGATAAATAATGAAATCTTCAAATACAACATTAACAGTTACTAGTAGACGTTTAAATAAAATATTTACCATAAATAAATTTTTAGAGTATAATATTGATATTGATTTAGAAACCGATGCTGATATATTTAGCTTTATTATTAGTAATGTAGGTGGTATATATACTGGTATTATAAATAGATTTGATAAAGTATCTATATCAATCAATGGTATTGGTATTATAAGTGGTGAGGTTGATAGAGTAATATATCAATATGGCTCTGATAATAATACTATACAAGTAAATGGTAGAGATATGGCACATATACTTATTGATAATGATGCATTACCATCTACACTATATAGCATTAATCCATCTAAATATATCATAAGTAAATGTTCTGAATATGGCATTAAATGTAATATTAATAGTAATACTACCACTATTAATAAATTAATTATAGGTACATCTGAATCAGAGATATCTATTATGAATAATTTATTAATTAATGATAGACATAGATTATGGTATATCTATGACACATTATATTCTGGTAAATGGTCAACATCTGATGCACATTCATATACTTTCACTAGAGGGGTAAATTATGGTACACACATCAAAAGTTTATCATTAACAGAAGATGGTACTGATACCAAGAGTGAGATTAAGATATATGGATCAACCAATAATGGTGCAAATAAAATAGTCGGAACAGCACGAAATGATTGGATGATAAATAATAATATAAGACGTAGATCGACTAGACGATCATCAAATGATGATAGTGTGACAAAATATTCTGCTAATGCATTAGAAGATATTAGAGATGGATTTAAAGACAATATACAATTAGTAGTATCAGTACCTATTAAAGATACAATTATATTACCAAATAAAACTGCCCTAGTAGTTGATACAATCACAAAATTAAATGCTATATTTTTCATAGTGGGTGTTACATATCATAAGAATACCACTAATGGTGGCATAATAGATATAACTATGATACCAGGTGATACAACATTTAATGTATTATGGAATGGACAGGGTACAGAAACCAATGGTGGTATAACTGGTACTCCAAAAATGACGATAAGTGATGTAATAGCATCTAGAAAGGGGTAATATAATATGAATTATAGGTATAAAACAATACAAGATTTTAGACGTTCTCAGAAACCTAAATCATATGATCATTGTATTGGTAGCATATCATCGATGCCAATTGATGGCAAAAATCCAAATGTACAAGTAGATGTTAGTAGTGATTCAAGAAGTACTTTATCAATACTACCATATGGTATATCATCATCACCATTAAAGGGTATGTTATCACAGACTATTAATAATAATAATCAGCATGTATCATCAATTGGTGTATTCAATAGAAATAGACCTGCAACGAAACCTGGAGAAACAATATTATATAATAAAGGTACTGCACGTATAGTATTAGATATTAATAATAATATAAAAATATATAATACCAATACTAGTATTATTATGGATGAAAGTTGTAAGAATATCTCTATTAATAATGATAAATCACATATTAATATATCTGATTCTGAAATTTCTATTGATAATGATAAATCACATATTAATATATCTGGATCTGCAATTAATATGAGTAATGATTCTGTTAGCGTTAATATATCTGATTCTGCAATTGATATGAGTAATGGTTCTAGTAATGTTAGTATATCAAATGGTGGTATTGTATTGTCTGCATTATCTGTAGATATAAACGGTACATTATTTTAAAATGATAATAACTTTACAATATTTATAGGATATACTATAATTTTAAATAAATGAGGTGGATAATATGGGAGATATTATGTGCGGCAATGATATATCATTAAAAAATGGTGATATTAATATCATATATGATGATAATGAGATAATACAAAGTGTAATACATAATATATGGACAGTATATGGAGAGAATCCGTTTCATACAAATATGGGTAATAAAGTATATAGTAGACGTATTAAGGTGTCTAATTCATACATAAGTATTATAGCAGATGATTGTAAAAATACCATATTACAAGATAATAGAATTTCTAAGGTTATATCGTTAACTGTGACACCATTATCAGACAATATGTGTGAAATAGCATTTGTTATAGACTGTAATAATAATGTAATTTCTAGTAATGTTAATATAGGATGGTGATAGAATGGGATTACAATTAAAAGATTTTGATAATATGACAGACAATGTATTAACTAAGATTGTCAATTCTAATATTGGTATTACAAATATCAATGATGGATCAGTTATTAGAACAATTGTAGAATCAATAATGTCAGAATTAGACATACAACAATTCAATGTAAAACAGGTTTATAATGCTAAATGTATTGATACATCAATTGGTAGCGATTTAGATGCATTAGTTATGATATTAGGTATTATACGTAAACCTGCAACAAAATGCATCGGTGTTGTTACATTTAGTATGACAGAACCATCTATTAATGATATATATATTGAATATGCTCAGATTATTAGTACGGTTGATGGTAATATACAATTTATAGTAACCGATGATAATGCTTATATTCCTGCAGGTCAATTGAGTGTTAATGTAAATGTTGAAGCGATTGATGCAGGAAATATTTTTATTCCTGCAAATGCATTATGTGTTATGAATACACCAATTATTGGTATAGAATCAGTATATAATGCAGATGTTATATATGGTGGTACTAATACAGAATCTGATGAAGATGTTAGGGTACGTGCTAAGAATGCACTACAGAAACTTGGTAGAGGTACAAATATAGCATTAGAAAATGGTATAATGGATATTATTGGTGTAATCGATGTTTCTGCCATAGATATGGCTAGGGGTATCGGAACAACAGACCTAATTATAGTAACAGATACAATACCACCATCAGACGAATTATCTGCAAAAATAAATGAAACAATTATAGAAATTAAACCTGCAGGTATAGATGTTGCAGTTATATACCCAACATTAGTTCCTATAAATGTTTCAGTAAATAGATATAACAGTATTGGTGATATAGATGACATAGGTAATGCTATTGTACAATATTTTGAAACATTAAAAATATCTGATTCATTTATTATTAATCAAATGGAACGATATATATTGAGCGAGTGTAATGTCCATAATATGGATATATCAACGGTATCACCTACAGATAATATATCAGTGTTGAATACAGAAATTATATCATGTGGTACTATTACTATAGATGGGGTGATATGGAATGGATAGATTATCTAATATATTATCTACTATACCACAGTTTTATAATTATGATGATACAAGATCTATTATTTATAATATTATTAAGGCTATTTCAGAAGAATTAGATGATTTACAAATATTAATCAATCAAATTGATGACTTAATAGGCATTAATAATACTAATAGTAGTGATTTATATAATAGATGGGGAAGTCTATTAAATATACCAAAAAGATATAATGAATCTGATGATGCATATAGAAATAGATTAAAATTATCGTGTACATCAATATCTGGTGGCACAAAACAATCTATTATATATGCTATTGCAATTAGTTTGGATTTACAAAATCTACCAGATACTGATATCAATAATGCAATTAAGGTATATGATGGATGGGAATATAGTGATGATTATGAATATGGTACTATTGTATGTATAATAGACCTTAAATATAGGGAATTTAGTGAAGATCTAAGAAGTATTATACAAGATGCTATTAATGATTCTAAAGCATCTGGAATTGTATCATATATTATATTTTTAAATCTAATATTAACATACTATTATGAATTACCACAATTAACATATAATGAATTAAGTAATACAATATATGGCGATATAGGTAATTAATAATATAAAGGAGGATAATATATGGCACATATAAATAAAGCATATAGTGGATTAAATAGACCACAGAATATTAGTTTTGATAAAATTGACCCACAAAAGATGTTTGTAGATAATATTGAAATATTAGAAAATTTATATATCAATAATATTAAGACAATTATACTACCGACATCATCCATAGCTACATTAAGGGCGATAAATACATCTGATATTGATATATTTACTGATGGTAAATTAATTAATGTTATAGGTATTGGTATATTCTATTTTGTTAGAGCCAATACTGACGTAGATGATAATATTAACATTATTGCACCAACTATTGGTGGTGGTAGATGGATCAATACAAATATTATTGAAAATACGCTTACCTCAACTAGCACTGTTAATGGATTGTCTGCTAACCAGGGCAAGATACTAAATGATACTAAAGCAGATAAAAATAGTCCTACTTTTACTGGAACAGTAAATGGTATAACAAAAGCAATGGTTGGTCTAAGTAATGTGGATAATACATCTGATGTTAATAAACCTGTTGCAACCACTTCGACTAATGGTTTAATGGCAAGTGCTGATAAAGCAAAATTAGATAGTATCGCTACTGGTGCAACTAACAATATTATTGAAAATGTTTTAACCTCAACAAGTATTGTTAATGGGTTGTCGGCTAATCAAGGTAAATTATTAAATAGCAGAATTTTTGCTATAGAATCTGGAGCACAGAAAACTAATGCTTTTGCAATACAAAGTGTAAATGTATCTAATGTTATGCCTACAATTGGGCAAGTGCAAATATATGACGGCTCACAATATAAACCTACATCACTAGTAATCAATATTTCTGATTTAGTATCAACAACCAAAACCATTTCGACTTTTGATAATATTTATGCTTATGAATTAGGCACACTTACAAGCTTAATAATAACGGCATTTGCAAGTGGTTTTAAAGATGGATATATTTCATTTAAAACAGGAACTAGTATATCTGTATCTTTGCCTACAGGATGTAAAATAAGTGGTACTGATTGTAGTAATAATGTATTTACACCAAAAACAAGCAAATTTTATGAAATGTCATTTAAAAAGAATAATGGTGTAGTATTTATTATAATTAATGGGGTGGTGTAATGGATTGGTTTACGGAAACAAGACGAAGATTAATGTTGAATCAAGTGCTGCCTGATTTTAGTTTGTATTATACTTTAAGATATAATTCATTTAATAATATGTTAAGTTATTATGCACCTTATAGGGATTTTAGTGTTAGCGACAGACTACGATACTATAGTGGAACAGGCTTTATGTGGGGAATACATGATATTGCAATAGATGTTACCAATTATAATTATTTGGTGATTCCCCATTTAGTTGTTTTAACTGGTGGTGGTAGTGGTAGTGGGAATTATGGATATGTTAGATTAACAAGAGGTTGGAATGAAAATTATCAAGATGTTTATAATGCAGGTTGGTCAAAAGGGACAGATATTACTAATGTAAAAATAGACTTATCAAATGTTACAGGCATAATTTATATTACTATTATGACAGAAGATTATATAATACTTGATATTTATAACCCATATTTGTCTAATTATTAAGGAGGAATTGTATGAAATATTTAATGAAAGATGGTAACCCCATAGAAATTCTTTCGGTTGAGCAAATAATCAATGATAATACAGTTATAACTTCACCTGTAAACGATGAATTATTGGATAAGCTTGGAATTGGAAAACATGTTATTGAAAGCGAAATGCCAACGTTTGATAATACTTTATATAGTATTAAAGAAAGATTTGAAGAAGATGAAATTAATATTTATAAAAAATATGACCTTATTGAATTAAATATAAATGACGCCAAACTTCAAAAAATATCTCTAAGTAAACAATTACTTTCAGACTTTCTTGAAAACAATCCTTTAAAATCAGATTGTCATGGTGGGGTTGTAAAAGAATACAATGCTACATTTGAAAAACAGTCCATATTCACGAGCAAATTTACATC